ACTCTCTGGAGAGTATCATCCGCTATGTGAGTTTGAATGTTAGCGTTCGCAGGTTCCTTAGTGGCTAACCTGGCTATGATCTCTGACGCACTAAACAGCTCAGTGACCGTCGTGCCTGCGTCATTTATGATTCTATGTAAGGTAGCATCACTTATATGACTTTGAATGTTAGCGTTCGCAGGTTCCTTAGTGGCTAACCTGGCTATGATCTCTGACGCACTAAACAGCTCAGTGACCGTCGTGCCTGCGTCATTTATTATTCTATGGAGAGTAGCATCTGAGATATGACCAGTAACCGACGCGGCGTGGTTCGCCAAGGGAAGGGTATCTGTCGCTTCAAATTGTGCGAACTCGACGGGGGCGCCCGTGGGGGGGTTAACTTTAAGTGGGATTCTTTCAGCCATCAGCAAGCTCCTACTGGTATGTTGCTGATGGTAAGGTCAGCAAGGCGGAAGGGTATCTCCCCATTTATAGTGGGGATGGAGAACAATGTTCCCGCTGCGTCACGGACTGGGATACAGACATCCACAACGTTCTTCGTCCACTTGTCAGCGCCGAGCCCCACGAGCGTTTTACGGTACTCTGCCCTAGGATCAAGTTTATCATAGTACACCGCTGCTACGCTAGCGACGCCCGTGGGGGTGTCCACAGCCCCCAAAGGGGGACCATCCCCGCTCAATATTTGCACTTTGTCGATGTCAATTCCATACTGGAACTGTTCAGGACTAAGGGACATACACAGCACCTCGCGAAATAAAGTTGACCATTCTAACTAAGTTAGGTATGATGTTTACCATAAACCTCTCCCGACCCCCTTTAGCCCACACTATGTGGGCATTTTTTATCCAACCGTTATTTCCAAAATAGACACAACTAAATCGTTGCTGCTATTATTTTGCAGTGAAAATTCAATGTTCGACCCCACAACAACCACAAATGGCTCAAACAATAGCGGCGTCCCGGCGAAACTACCCGCCGTCGCCCCGACGCTCACGCCGTTATGTGTTGCCTTCACCGTAAAACTCTGCACATCCCCAGTCACTTGGTCTTCGACGGCGGTATGCCAGGTGAAGTTGACAGCGGTTGTCAATGGGGTGGATCTAATTATTCCCGTGAGCGTCGGGGCGATGGGGAGCGTCGTAAACGTATGCAGCGACGTACCCGGCGGACCTTGTGGGCCAGCCTCGCACTTCTCAACAACCTGAATGTCAGTGGCTTGCTCAACAACGGTGGTTTCGGTTTGAACCTCAACAACTTCAATGACTTGCTGTTCTTCAAGGACAACTTCAGAAGGACCAGCCTCGCGCAGAATAATATCTCCGCAATCCTCGACGGTTACGATAAATTCTTCAGTCTGAACTTCTAGTACTTCTGCCATAGGGACCCCCTAGATTGAATTTGTCGGGGCAACTTCGATAATCCCCTCAACCAGTAGGACAGTATCTCCAGAGGGAAGTGTCAAAAGTAGATCTTGGGGTCCATTTTGCCACGTTAGTACCGTCGTCGCGGCTGCATCAAGATAGTAGTCAATTGCCCCAGGAACCGCATCCAAGACTAGCGAGCCGTCATTGGTTGTGAAGGTGAGAAGTACTGTGTTAGACTTCGGCTCGGCTCTTACTTTGCTGATTGCGGAGCCTCCCGTGAGGGGTATAGGGGTGCCGGTGCTATCCTTATAAATAAGCCGTTGCCTAAAGGTGGCGCCCTGGAAGATTTTAAGATCGATATTGGCCGGCATTTTAAATCCCTTAAGAATACGGTAAGTGTTTGTTTGGTAGTATATCACTTCCGAACACAACACAACAGGCATTAGAAATGAAAAAACGAATAGGGTTTAAGGGGATGGTTAAGCATCCACGGTACGGCGCTTGGAGTGTTATGATTTATCGGTGTGACAATCCAAACCGCTGGGATTACAAACACTACGGCGCCAGGGGTATCAAGGTCTGCGACGCTTGGTATGACTTTCAGACCTACCTAGACGATACCAAACACTTAGATTTCTCAGACGGTATGTCAATAGATAGGATAGACAACGACCAAGGGTACTTCCCAGAAAATGTAAGAACCACAACCAAAACACAACAAGCGATCAACCAACGGGGAAGGAAAGATAATACATCAGGGGGTAGGGGGGTGGGTTGGAGTAGGCAACACAACAAATGGCGCGCTCGGATATGGATCAACGGGAAGCGTATCCACCTAGGGCTCTTCACTGATATCGACGAGGCTAAAAAAGCAAGAACCGCAATGTCCAACTACCGCAACCACATGTTAACCGCATACCCCACAGAAGGAGTAGACCATTGAACACCCACCCAGCAATTAAACCATCACAGAAATGGGCTCACATTTCAGGCGAAGCAAGCGACGAGACGATAATGTGCCTAGCAAACCTACACCCCAACATCACCATGCCCGCCATGGTAGTGACAATGAACGAACAAGGCTATATCATTGCTACCCCGCTGGGGGATTTCTTGAAATATATGATCGATGTGACAGAGGATATAATCTCATGAGTGAGAAAATGGCAGAAACTAAAAAACGGCGTGCGCGGAGTTTCCCTAACAGTTTTCTTAATAAAATTGTGAAGGATGACTCTCTAGCTGCAATGCGTCATATGCCCGACCAGAGTGTTGACCTTGTAATTACATCGCCCCCGTACAACCTAAAAAACTCATCAGGCAATGGGATGAAAGACGGCAGGGGAGGAAAATGGTCAAATGCAGCCCTTATCAATGGCTATGAAGAACATGACGACTGTATGCCACACGAACAATATGTTGAGTGGCAGCGTAGTTGCCTACAAGAAATGCTTCGAGTCACTAAAGATACTGGGGCAATATTCTATAACCACAAATGGCGGGTACAAAAAGGGCTTCTACAGGATAGGCAAGACATTGTATCTGGCTTTCCTGTACGACAAATAATTGTTTGGAAAAGAAAAGGGGGTATAAACTTTAACCCCGGCTATTTCTTACCTACCTTTGAGGTCATTTATTTAATAGCCAAAAAAGATTTTAAACTTGCTCCTAAAGCGAATGCGCTAGGTGACGTTTGGGAAATACCTCAAGAATTTAAAAACGAACACCCCGCACCATTTCCTATAGAGCTTACCGATAGAATAGTAACTTCTTGCCTAGGTGATACCGTACTTGATCCATTTATGGGATCTGGAACAACCGCTATATCTGCCATTAATCACGGTTGGAATTATATAGGCATTGAATTATCAGATAGCTACTGCAAAATGGCTAGGCAACGGGTTCAAAACCATAAAAAGAGCTAAACAAATCAGGAGGAAGGCCATATCATTGCCACCCCGCTGGGGGATTTCTTGAAATATATGATCGATGTGACAGAGGATATAATCTCATGAGTGAGAATGCAAATGAAGAACGAATAGCGGAGTTGGAAAGGTTGATTAAGATCACCAACAATAGAGCCATATATTTAGAAGGGCTACTGGCAGACGCGGCAAAACTTCTGGTGGAGGTTTGTCAGAGGGTTGACACACTTACCCACGACGTGGCGGAGCTAACACGATTGATGGGGGATGATGGGAAATGATTGGCTTCTGGTTAAGTACAATAAGTATTGGGGCGGTATTGGCATGGATATTTTACATGCATTTCAAAGGAGGCAGCGATGGCGATAAGAGTTGATTCAGAATATGGGGTGCGACTTAAGCTTAGGCGTGAGGAAACTAACATAAGTCTCTTCGCAGTTTCCAGATACCTAGGAAAGTCTCCACAGTACGTGCGTGAGTTGGAGGCGGGGAATATCGATGTGATATCCAAGAAAACAAGTAATTGCCTTGACGCAATCTTCAATCCAGATCTCCCAGAAATACTTCGTAAATTTATGGAGCTTCCAGCGAAAGAATTTTCGGAGATAAAAACTCTCATAGACGACATTCATACGGTGAAACATGGGCCACCCCCGCCAAAAAAAGATGACTGAAGAAGAGAGAATGTCCCCACCCATCATCAACTTGGTGGGGGTATGGGTTGGCATCCTTGAAGTGTGTGAGTTTGCGGGGCGAGATCAAGTGGGGCGTGTGCTGTACAAAGTTCGCTGCAAATGTGGTTCAGTGCGAACACTCCACGGGTTTCTGTTGGCGCGAAAAAAAGTATCCGACTGCGGGTGCTTGTCCAGCCGACGCGCAAAGTACGAAGCGGCGCAGCGTCGTGTCGAAGCATTTGACACAACCACCCCCATCTCCGATCTCGGAATTTGGGAGAGCTATGTTTCGGATCGAACGCTTATCGCCTCTTGGAATGCTGAGTTTGGAGAGGATCGCAGCGACGTAAGGGAGGCACAAGATTGGATAGCTAAAGTTCGTAGATGCCAGGAGCTGCTTAACAGCGGAGATGCACACCTTCAACACCAAACAAAAAAGAAACTATTTAAACTTTTGGAGAAAATAAAATGAACGTACAAATAATATCTCACTTCACCAACCCAGCGCATAAGATTCCAAAGTACGCAACACCTATGAGCGCTGCGGTGGACCTTCGTTTATATTTGGTAGAGGACGGGGCTACAAAAACATTAGAGCCTGGAGAATCTTCGATGGCTAGCTTAGGAATCCAACTAAACATGACGCGTGACATTGCCGCCTTTATCTTCCCCCGATCGGGGCTAGGATCAATAGGGGTAAGTGAGTACGGCGAAGGTGCCGGGCTAGTGATCACCAACGGGGTGGCGGTGATTGACGCAGACTATCACAGGGTGCTATTCGCTCCACTAGTAAACCGCACCGCCGAGCCGTTGGTGCTGGCGCACGGGGATCGTATTTTGCAATTAGTTTTTATGCCGGTCGTGCGTGCGGAATTAGAAGAGGTTGATAGTTTTGACAACCCGTCGGCACGTGGCGGGCTAGGCTCGACGGGGATAAAATGATGGACGCTGACAAAGACGATCTTTTGAAAAGCCTGTGGGCGCTGATGCAGGCATGTAAAAAGTACCCAATAAAAGTAACCATAGGTGGGCTTGAGAGATCCTACATCCCACTGGCGGTAGGGGAGCTAAACAAAAGAGTGTTGGAGATCGCAACACACAAAGCGCTACTACTGCCCATCCTCTACCACCAAGCTAATACGGTTCTGGAGGTACGCCACGACGAGCACGACGCAAATAAAGTAGTCCAGGCAATGACTGATAGGATTATCTTAATAAAGAATATATTCTTCCCAGCGATAGACATCATCAAGAATTCAGAGGACGAACAGCACATAGCTGAGATAGCGGAGAAGTGTGTCTTGGGAGCAAAAAAACTATTAGAGGACTACGTAAATGATTAAGAGAGAAGATATACAAGTGATAGAGACCACCGACGAAGTGACGGGGGATGTTACCGTAAAAGCCGCATTGGCATTTACCTGTATGAAACATCTATCAGGCACAAGTGTTACAGCGGCGAATATTGACGTGGTGAATATCGCTAAAGAAGAGGCTGTCAGCAACATACAAAACCACATTCACGAGGATATTATTCGCAGACTATTAGACATCCGAAATCTAGTGCTACAAATGCCAACACACACTAATGCGGATAAACTAACAACTATACAAACCATTCGTGTCCTAATCAAAGAGTTAGAGGAATGACTGAGAGAAGAAAATTCGTGAAGATCGGCGCGGCGACGATAGCGACGTTGCTCAGCAAACCCGTACTGGGAGGCAATACCTGCTCCCCATCCGAAATGTTGTCGGGGAATCTTTCTTCCCCGACTCAACAATGCCAACGACAAGCCAAAGGGGGTGGTGTATGGAAATTATAGAAGTGTGTGGGCACGCAGGGGGCGGGAAAGATTATTGGGCAGCACGACAAATAGAAAAGGACGCAGAGCGAGGCATTAAGAGTGTACGGTGTGGCTTCGCGGATGGAGTTAAGGATTATTGCTCCACTTATTTTGGTATAACTAAGGAGGATGTTATATGGGTAAATTTTAGTTATGACGTGTTTTTGATGGTGAAAGACGAGCTGTGCGACATGGATGATCGGTTCTACGGGGTGGAGCCAGTTACTTGGCGCAAGCTATTTGACAGAGTTATGGCTGCATACAAAAACCCAACCCCAGAAAACCTACGCCAAGTGTTGGTGTATTTCGGCACAAACGTGGTGCGAAATGAGGTGTGTGGCGGATATTGGGTAGATGAGTTGTGTGGTGTGTTGAAGTACATGACAGCCCAAGGGGGCATCGACAAAGTTTACATCGCGGATTGGCGCTTTCCCAATGAAGATCTTACGAAATTTGGTAGCGTAGCACACTTGGGAATCCATCGCGTTCGAGTCAACACACCACTTGACGTGCGGATTCAGCGCCTAGGGTACGACGCTAGCGGCGCCCCGTCGGAACAATTTATCGACCAGTTGGAAGTTGACGAAGAGGTGAGTGGAAATGAATAATACAATATTCTGGACAGTACTGGCGCTCATAGAAGGGGGGATTGCCATCTGGTTTTTATGTATGGGGAGCGTGGGGGGGTATGTAGCAGCATCGATAATGTATTTTACCTTCGGCACCTTCGCCGCAGTTCAGTATCATGTGAACGTCCATGGACTGGAATGGCATAACCGACGTCGAAGTGGAGCCAGCGATGATTCCTGGGTTCTTTACATTGGGGGAGGCTATGCGAATCCACAGCATCCCCCTCTCTCTAAAAAAGTTATTAAGGAGGTGGTAAGCCAGTACGATATAGAGTGGAGGTACGTCTGGAGGGAGTTCGGAAAGGTGAAAGTGTATGACGTCGCTGACGTCGCTCACGTCGCTCAGTGGGTATTGATAACTGCCCAGCCAACGAAGCCCGGAGGGAAATATTTCACCTCCCCATTGTTGGTTGGGATTCGATTTAAAATTATAAGAGAGGTTGAGAAATGAGAACACAAACTTTCAATATGTGCGATGATTGCTACCACCTTGTGGGCGAAATGTGCCACGAACCAGAGTGCATCTTCTGTCGCAAAACTATGAAAGAGGTCAGTAAAATTTTAGACGTGCTGTACATCAGACCGATCATGGACGGGGTGCAACGAGATTTTGAAATGGAAGACCGTAGAGATTTTGGGAAGTCACAGAAATGATCCTAACAAAACTAACTCCGTTACTGGTATGGGCCGTGGGTCTTATTTTATGCATCGTAGTGGCGTACCTCGCGGCGACGTGGAGAGATTGAAATGCGGAAACGATTTAGAAGACCAAAAGTCACGAAGAACCAACTAAAGGTGTGGTGGGGGAGGGGTCACACAGATGCCGCCCCAGATTTACAGGCAGGTTGGGGTGCTAAGATCTGCGTACAAGACGCACATCTCATAATGAACTCATTGGCGGGGCCACGTTATGGGGCTGGTACTGGAGAGCAAAGACCGAGCCTACTTGATGAATTGCGTGAAAGAGGATATGATCTAGAGACGATTAAGTTCTCTATTGAAAAACTACCATCCGACGAGGTGCCCGATGAAACCGACTACTTTAAACTGTCATAGGTATGGAAAAATAACATTTGGCACAGGGAGGTATGTGGAGGTCTCTATGGGCCACTGGAACACATCGGTGGAGGTTAAATATGTCAAAACTCTTTTGGAAGGGGTTGACTTTATGTTGGAGCACCTACACAAGAGTGGGGTGTTCGACCACGACGACCGCCGAACACACTCTGGGCTTTTAGTCTTTCGAGCTAACGTCGTACAGAAGATGGGGGGGTCGATTGTGGCGCTTCAATCCTCTGGAGAACGTCTTGTGTTGCCATGCTCTGCGGCCAACTGAACCTGTATCTTTGATATTTTCTCTAAGAGCGCGGAATTGTTGGTATTTATTTCTCCAAGTATGATCCGATAGTCGGCGCTCTGAGTCTCCCGAATGTCCTCTATTTTATCCATAATATCTTTATGATTTTTGTTAAGCTCTTCTCTAGAGGCAAACGTCTTAGATATGAGCTTAACATCTTCTAAGACGTTTGATGTGATATACCCCCCAACACTGACCAGACCAATCCCTAAGAAACTCAGCCCAGCTTTTACCGCTATCTCTCCCGTTGTCACAAGCATCCCCCACCCCATCAAGTAATATTAGTAGTTAATACTATACTTAATTACTAGTCTATTATCAAAATATTTGGTATACCTTTTGCAAAATCCCGTGCCAAATGCCCATGTAGCTTGGTTTGGGCGACCCCACTGCTCACCACCCCCACACTATCTAAATTCCCAGCCAGATATTTGTGCTCTCCCAACCCAATAGCCACGCACCCTTGGAGCTGAGAGGCGACGTTAGCGACGTGAACCAGGCAAGCAAATCGACTCTCTTCTTTGAAATAATCAGGGATTTCATATTGATGTTGAAAAACTTTAAGGCGGTGGTTGACGATTGCCCAGGCATTTCTCTTCGATCCGTTGTGGGACACCAAGGTGTAAGTGCCGGTGGGGATGCAGGATATATATTTTTGGTTGTCGCGCCAGGGCTGCTCTACGCTTGCGAAGTTCTCCACTTCCGTAATGTGTGTTGGGAGACATTCACATACAGACAACCTACCGAGGGTGCCAAATTTATCGGTTGAGAACTGTCTTTTTAAGGTAAGTAACATAGCATTGACCTTTGTGGTTGTTGTGTGGTATTGTGCGGGTATGAAAATAACAGTAGATACAAGCGATACCATGGCAGCTTCCATTTTAGCTTTACTGGAGCGGCAAATCAATTGCAATGAGATATATGTCGAGGCGGTCCTATATGACTACATTCGGTACATCTGGTGTGGCGATCCTTTTTGCGAGACTGGAATTAGGCTCACTGGCAGCACAATGTCCTACCATAAGATCCCAGTGATTAAGGTTAAAAAGAAACACCAAAATGTAGATGTTGTGAGGATGGGGGATTTGGAATGAGCAAACCTAAACGAACAGGATTTAGGGGGATGGGGAAGCATCCACGATACGGCGTTTGGAACGATATGATCAATCGGTGTGACAATCCAAAGTGCTGGAATTATAAACACTACGGCGGCCGAGGGATTAAAGTGTGCGACGGATGGTATGATTTTTCAACATACCTCAAAGACACAGAGCGTTTAGATTTCTCAAATGGGCGAACGATTGATCGCATAGAGAATGATCAAGGGTATTTTTCAGAGAACGTAAGGACGGCCACACAAACCCAACAAGTGACCAACCAACGAATGAAGAAGTCAAACTCCTCAGGGGCTGAAGGCGTGTATTGGGACGAGCACGCCAACAAATGGCGTGCTCGGATAAGCATCAACGGAAAGCGCACCAACCTCGGGCTCTTCACCGACCTCGACGACGCGACGAAAGTGCGTCACGCATGGGAATACTACCGCCACTACCTAATACACCCAGACGCCACACCGCCAACTAAACCAATGAGTACTTCGACACCTTGTCTTGGTATTGAACCATCGAATGATTCTTTATCGTCGGATATTGACTCTGAAATCCAGCTCGTACCCAATCCCAAGCCGACGGATACTTAACGATTTTGTTTTTAAGAATCAACCTAGGCTTAGCAATATGTTTAAAAAGCGATAGCCGGAAGGGGAGCCTTGGCACAGGGTCGAGTAAATTTACGTACCGGACGAATTCGATATCCGAATTTTCCATGATTTCATCAGCACTATCCTGGTGAAAAACTCTTGGACTGCCATAGGAATAAACCCGTGAAACAGACACCCCCTCAGATTCCAACGCTAGGCCAGCGATCTGCGCGAGTGCGCCGCCCAATGAATGACCAGACAGAACAAATGGTCTGTCTGGCATCTTGGAAATAAACTGCCACATGTGACGCTTCACGGATTCGAACGCATTAATAAAACCTTGGTGCCCGAGGTACGGACCAAACTCTCCAAAACTAGAATCCAGATTTGTACGCCAATCTTTAATGTTCGCCTCCGACCCACGGAAAATGATCTGATGATAGTCAAACCCATCAACCGCCGAAAATATAAAACCTTGGGTATCTGTGGATCTGTTCTCAATAAGCTTACCGCCAATCTGCTGAAGAAGATTATCTTCATACGACAAATTTGCTAAAGTACTCATGCGGATGGTAACATAGCTCATCCTAAATCTCCATTTAATACTCGTGTGGGATCATTTTACCACAAACAATAATTCCACAGGACAATTTTATGACTGAGGTTTCACAACAGCTAACCGTGATCACGCAAGATTGGCAAACCACAATACTAGAAGATTTAGAGAAACGGAAGATACCACCTACCAAATTAACAACCACGTGCCGGATGGTGTCCCCTGAAGAGACCAAAGAGATCACCAACTTCAAACACCCGTCGCTAGAATTTATCTACCGAGATTTCAACGGCCTGGAAATCCCTAGTGGGAATAGATACAAACTATATATCCCCGACGAAGTGCGGGCAAAGTCAAAGAAACGCCTCCCAAAATATATGGGGGTGAAAGACGCGGAGCCGCAGCTATATCTTTCTCCACTACTTTCACAAAAAACTACCTGGGAAGAAGTCTCTAAGGATGTTTCCAAAGACATAATTATTTCAGAGGGAGAGTTCAAAGCAATAACAGCAACGATGTTTGATTTTATCGTTGTATCTATCTCGGGGGTGTGGTCGTTCATGTCCACCAAACATGAGATGCCATTTCTTCCAGCACTGAATGAAATAACTTGGGCGGATGGATCTAGCCGACGGGCGGTGTATTTGTCGTTTGACGCCGACATCCACACAAATGCTAATGTGTACAAAGCGCTTCATACGTTGGCCTCTCAGCTCACGGCAAGAGGGGCGAACGTTTATATCTCGGTCGTGCCGGTGCTGGATGGGGATAAAGGGACTGGGCTAGATGATTTCCTAATCCACCCATCCGGCGGACCTGACAAATACGAGAAGATGTTGGCGGAAGCTCCCGCGTTTGCGTGCTGCGAAACGTTGATCCAGCTCAATCAGGAAGTTAGCTACTTACAAAACCCCGGTCTGGTCATCCGCCGGGACACAGATAGAATGGCCAAGGCTTGGGATTTTTGCGGACACCAATACTCAAACAGATACTACTACGAAACGACGCAAAAAGGCGCACTGATAAAAAAGAAAGCGGCGCCAGCGTGGCTGGATTGGGAGGGAAGAAGTGAGCTGGCTGGGCTAACATACGCCCCAGGAAAGGATAAAATCCTACCTGGCAAACATTGGAACCTATGGAGTGGGTGGGGGGTGGAGCCGGTACAGGGGTCAATAGCGCCCTGGACTAAGCTGCTTGATTCGGTGTTCAAAGGGAGCGTGCGCCATCGTACTTGGTTCGAGCAGTGGGCGGCGTTTCCTCTACAAAATCCGGGTATTAAACTGTTTACTGCTGTGGTAATATGGGCAGCTCAGCAGGGGAACGGCAAAACATTGATCGGCAACACATTGGGAATGCTCCACGGGGCGTCGGGCACGACGCACAATTACATCGAAGTTGGTAATGCGGAATTACACTCGTCATTCAATCAGTGGGCCAAAAATAAAACACTAATTCACTGCGACGAGATAACCGGCACCGACAACATGACCCGCCATGATCGATTCAAAAAACTTATCACACAAACAAAACAACAAATAAACGAAAAAGGTATTGGGGGATACGAAATTCCAGACTGCGCCGCGTGGTACTTCACGTCAAACAACCCAAACGCACTCTACTTGGAGGCTATGGATCGTCGATTCTTTATTTGGGAGTTGATCGGCGCGTTGCCTGAAGAATTTTTCTTCGAAGAATATGGGCCGTGGTTGGAAGGTGGAGGGCCATCGCACCTAATGTACCACCTAATGAACCTAGATTTAACAGGGTTCAACCCCCATGCTCGTGCTCCACACACCGCGTTTAAACAAGCAATGATCGAAGACTCCAAAGGCATCGCAGCCAATTGGATAATCAGGCTAGGAAATTTAGATAACGACCTTCTGAGTGGCGTACCGCCAGAGTGCGACCTATTTACCGCCCACCAGCTACTTACCGTGTTCAAAGCGACGGTGGATGACAGCGACCATGTTCACGCAGTCACGTTTTCTAATCTTCTGAAAAAGACAGGCTTTAGGCAATTGCCCCCCATCTTGATGCACGGCCACCCAACTAGATTGTACGCCGTAAGGCAGCCACAATATTGGTCGAGTAGAGTAGAAGCTGATATAGATACTGCGAAAAAAGAAATAAAAGCGCACTTCACACTTCATTTCCCAGACCATGGGAGAGCTTAGAATGAACATCCAAGAAATGATAGAGGCATTGGCCGCTAAAAAAGAAGCATTAGACGCCAATGTTAAGGCGGGGAAAATATTACAAGAGGAATATAACGAGCTGGAAACGAAGCTAGTGGGCGCAATGCTCCGCGCTGGCGTCGATACGGCGGGTAGTGGGGGGTTGACGTTCAAGAGGACTATTAAATTTCAACCGAAGACAACTAGCTGGGAGGATCTATACACACACGTGGCCGCGACAGGGGAGTTTGATTTGTTGCACAAACGCCTAAGTTCAACGGCCTGCAACGCACGATGGGGGGAAGAACATGAAATACCTGGAGTAGAGAAGTACCGGATGGAGAAGTGGGAATTGTCTAACAAATGAGGAATCAAAAAATGTCTGAAGAAATCGTAGCCATACGTGACATAGAGAGTGTCGTGGAAAGTGAGTTTTACTTCCAGCCAGGCGGCACAACATTGACTATCTGCGTACTAACGACTGTGGCAGGGTTTCATGTGACAGGGGAGAGTGCTTGTGTTTCCCCTAGTAATTTCGACAAGAAAGAGGGGGAGGGCTTATCTAGGAAAGATGCAATACGGAAGTTGTGGGAGTTGGAAGGGTATTTACTAACAAACAAACTGCATGAGGAATCAAAAAATGTCTGAAGAAATCGAAATGAAAAGTCAAGTAGTAGCAATTGAAGACGCACCAATAAACGACGCGGCGGCGTGGGGAGCGGCGGCACCTGCGGATGCCATTGTTAAAGAAGAATCGTTTACCAAGATCACTATCAAGAACGGCAACCTACGTTTCGACGATACTGTGTTGGGCAATGATGTTAAGTTTGTGGTAGTGGCAGATCGAATTGAGCGTGCGTATTTCTCTGGAAGCTACGATCCCAAGGAAACGTCGGCACCAGAGTGCTTCGCCATCGGGATGACAGAAGTGGGCCTTAGTCCACACGAAAACTCTTCTGACAAACAACACGACTCATGCGAAACATGTCCAATGAACCAATGGGGTAGCGGTGATGGGGGGGAAGGTAAAGCGTGTAAAGAGCGTCGCCGATTGGCGCTTGCACCCCCTCCAGGCGACCGTCCACTCAATGGATTGGAGGCACTGATCGGGATGACACTCCCCCCAACCAACTTGAAATATTTTCGCAAGTACAAAACAACGCTCAACAGCATCCATCAGCGCCAGATGTTCAGTGTTGTGACTAGCTTCAAAGTCATTGAAGAAGGCACCTGGGAAGTCGTCGAGCCGTCGCTTGCAGGGGGTTTGTCCCAGGAAAATATCGCGGGGGTTGTAAAACTGATCGAGCGTTCGAAGGAAATGTTGGATCAGCCATACCAACCAAAAGAAGCCGGTGCCACTAAGAAGCCAAAGAGCGACGATGCGCCGATCACTGGGTCGCGTCGTAAACTAAACGCCCGCGCCTAACAATCAACCGGACAGGGACGTCCATTTTTAGGAGAGGTTTGTGAGCAGAACACTAATAACAGCAACCGTAGATTTCGAAACCTTCAAAATAGAAGGTAGAGAACATCCTGCCCCCATCCCAGTGGGGGTGGCTATTTATGCGCCGTTGGAAGATCCGGTGTATTATTCTTGGGGACATCCTTATGGCAACAACTCAACTAAAGAGGAGGCATACGAAGCACTTAAGGCGGTCTACGACCGTTGGCCCATACTTTGCCACAATACTAAATTCGACTTCGACGTGGCAAACGCCCACATGGGGATGCCACTCCTACCGAAGCATGGGTACCACGAAACGATGTTCTTGGCGTTCGCCAACAACCCACACGAACTAACTTACAGCTTAAAACCTTTGGCAGATAGATATCTAGACATGCCACCGGAAGAACAAGCCGCGGTCTATGAGTACATCAACAACCACGTATTCACCTCCGAACCCAAGGGGGAGGGGGAAGTTCAGGTGTGCCAAATGGGTAAGCCAGAAGGTTGGCACCACATCCCCCCATCCATGAATGGCGCTTTTATCGCATACGCTCCAGGGGATTTAGTTGGGCAATATGCGGTTGGCGACGTTGTTCGAACATCGGACCTGTTTGATCTTTGGTGGCCTGAAATAATCGCTAAAGGGATGGGTGCGTGGTATCAGATGGAGCTTGATTTGATGCCTATTCTCTTGGAGAATGAGCGTGAAGGAGTGCGCGTCGATGCGTCGGGGCTACGCGACGAAGTGGTGCGACTAGAGACAGATCTTGAAATCGTAAATAAATGGCTTCTCAATCGGCTAGGTGACATCAATCTTGATTCTGGCAATCAAGTTGCCGACGCGATGGAGAAACTTGGTGTCGTATCGGAATGGAAACGTACCCCGAAGGGGAAGCGCAGCACGAAGAAGGATGATCTAGTTGAGTGTTGTTCTGACATTGACTTGGTTAACGTATTCCGCCATCGAAATATCCTAATCTACAACCTTCGAACGTTCTGTCGTCCTTGGCTGGCCCAGCTCGAAACAACGGGAGATAGAATCCACACGAGTTGGAATCAAATCAGGGGTGAAGGCGGGGGCGCTCGGACAGGACGCTTGTCGGGGAATCCAAACTTCTTAAACGTACCTAACCCAGCTAAAGCCCCTACACTACCGGAAGACCTTAAATCCCAGGGAGTTGCGCATCTACCCTTCCTACGAAACCAAATAATCCCGGATGATAGCGACAGTGTTTTATTAGGCGTTGATTTTTCCGCACAAGAGATACGTATCTTAGCACATTTCGAAAAAGGTAGTTTACTGGATGGGTATCTAGCGAACCCAGGACTCGACGTGTACCAAGATAGCGCAGATCAATTGAAGGCTAAGGATGGGGTGGTAGTATCTAGGAAAGAAATGAAGGTGATATTCCTAGCAGTTCTCTACGGTATGGGGCTGGCGTCACTAGCGAAGGCCCTTGGCACCACAAAGGATATTGCTAAAGGGTTTATGGATGCGTTTCTAAGCTCACGCCCCGACGTGGCGGCGTTGAAGAAGCGCACGTCGAGAGGTCGAGAGATTATTACAATGGGGGGAAGGATTCATCCGGTTGAGAAGCCTAAAATGATTGACGGAAAGATGCGGACGTTCGAGTATAAGTTGTTGAATGCGCTAATTCAGGGGTCCGCCGCCGTGATGACTAAGTGGGCCATGATACAGTATTGTAGGAATAAACAGCACGGAAGGTTGGTGTTGAGCATACACGATGAGTTGATGATCAGCGTTCCAAAATCTAATTGGGAAAGTGAGTTAGTTATTTTGAAGGATGCCATGGAAGATATGAGCGCGTTCGAGTTCTCTGTGCCGGTTACAACCGATGCGGCGATGAGTGATAAATCCTGGGGGGAGATGGTTGAGCTATGAAAATTGAGATCCCAGATAACGACGTGCTCGCCGTGACTAAGTTTCTACAACTGCCCCCCGTTAAAAGAGAGGTGCTATCCAACAGAATTTTTGAAGTATGGGATGATCTTTACTATTGGAAAGATCCCCCACAACAACGTCTTGATTTCACCCAAGGAGAAAACTAAATGCAAAAATTAACTGCGTGGTCCTATTCTGCATACAATACATATCAGACATGCCCACGACAACTAGCGTACAACAAAGACAAGTCGCTCAAGAAGCCTAAAAACGTACATCTACAGAGAGGCATCGACGTTCACAAAGAGTGTGAAGATTACTTGAAAGGCATACTACCAGAGCCGTCCGACTCTATGGCGCAGTTAGATAGAGACTTTAAGAAACTGAAAGAGTTGGAGCCTTTGTCAGAAATTCAATGGGCAGTGGACGAGAATTGGAACGAGACTTCTTGGTTTGATAAGAGCACTTGGTGCCGTAGTATCGCCGATGCGGCGTATGAAGTAGATGATACCACACTTACGATTATTGACTTCAAGACCGGCAAGATTCGTGACTCATATGTTCTTCAACTGGACCTAATGGCGACGGTAGCTATGTCTATCATCGACGTTGAGTTTGTGCGCCCTGAGCTTTGGTTCCTAGACCAAGGGGAAATACGCAAAGGGCGGGGGGAAGGCAAAGTCGCGGTGTTTTCCCACAAAGAGTTGGGAGAGTTGCGAGAACAATGGGAAGAACGGGTAGAGCCGATGATGAACGATACAACGTTTGATCCTAAACCTAACTTCCTTTGTGGTTGGTGTGATTATTCAAAGGACAAGGGTGGGCCGTGCCAGTTTGGTGGGGGCAAGTGATGGGATACTTACTAATCGCTTGTCTTCTCGCCTATGTCATAGGCACTGGGTTTATTTTTTGGTATGTTTGGCACGCGATGCGGGACGTCCTAAACCATGGCGATAAGAGAATCTAAAATTGAAAAGGATTTCGGTGCGTATATAGAGTCTTATGGGGGGATGTTCTTGAAATGGAAATCCCCCGGCTTAGCGGGTGTGCCGGACCGTATCATACTGCTCGACGGTCGCGTTGCCTTCTTCGAGATGAAAGCAATAAACGGGGTGCGCAGCCCCATGCAGATCTATGTACACAAAGAAATGCGAAAGCGTGGTATCGTCGTGTACGTACCCACGTCGCTCGCGGAGGCAATTGAAATGTTTGGGAGGTTTCGTGCAGAAAATACCACAAATAAATTTTCACAAATACCAAGAGAAGGCGATTAGTTTTCTTCTTGGGCAGGGGTGTGGGGGGTTGTTTCTTTCCCCAGGACTGGGCAAGTCGCCTATTACGTTGGAAGTTATTGCAGAGCTTCTTGACAAGAAAAAAATACGTAAGACTTTAATAATCGCCCCTCTTAGGGTGGTGTATTCCACGTGGCCAACGGAGATAAAAAAATGGCTAGACTTTGAGGATCTAACCTACACTATTTTACATGGGACACAAAAAGACAAAAACTTAGAGAAGGATGTTGATATCTACCTCATGAACCCAGATGGGCTCTCGTGGCTCATACGCACACTAGACCCGACGGGGAAGAAGAAAGAAATCGAGCACAAATTCGATATGCTCGTTATCGATGAGTCAAGCCAGTTCAAACACACCAACACCGCACGGTTCAAACTTCTTAAGAAAATACTAAACGACTTTAGAAGGAAAACAATCCTAACCGGCTCCCCCGTGGCCAATGGATATCTTGGTATTTTCGGCCAAATTTACATACTTGATCAAGGACTAAGCTTGGGTCGATATATAACCCATTTCAAAAACAAGTACTTCACGCCATCAGGATATGAAGGATATACATGGACGATTCAGCCCGATGGGGAGGGAAGGATTTTAAAAGCGATCGAGCCTTACGTGATGCATATGTCGGCAGAGGATTTTTTGGAAATGCCGGAACTCATCTATGTAGACCGCAAAGTTGACCTACCTCCCGCCGCGATGAAGATCTACCAGGAAGTTAAGAAAGAGCTGATATCCTCCATAGGGGAGGAAGATCTCGTCGCTGGCTCAGCAAGCGTCGCGTCGATGAAATGTCGTCAGATCGCAAATGGGGGTGTGTATTTAGTGTCTGGTGATGTGGAATCCGTGCGCCATATCCACGACGAGAAGACGAAAGAACTTCGCTCGTTGATCGACGAACTCGAAGGTAGCCCCGCTCTCGTCGCTTACGAGTTTAAGCACGATTTGGCACGCATTAGGAAGGAGTTTGGAGAAGATATCCCCCATATTGGCAGTGGAGTGTCGCCGAAAGATACAATGCAGATTGTGGATGATTGGAATGCGGGCAAGATCTCCGTGTTGGTTTGTCACGGAAAGTCCATGGCGCATGGGTTGAACATGCAACAAAGCGGAAACGCTGTTATTTTTTATTCAATCCCGTGGGATTTGGAAACCTACGAGCAATTGATACGTCGTGTGTATCGTCAGGGGCAAAAGAACAGAGTTTTTGTGTATCATATTGCGGCAAGAAATACCGTCGATACTACGATACTGAGATCACTTAAGGAGAAGGACAACACCCAGAAGGGATTCTTAAATTGGTTGAAAGAAGAGATTGAGGAGTGATATTAGATGAAAGAAAACTACTTTGTGTACAACGCGCCCTACGGAGAATATAACTTCCACGCCACACTTGCTGATGCGCTAGCTGACGCACGTGTGTGCGTAATCGACTGTCTCGACGTAGGTGAGTGGGATGAGGAAGTTGGCAATATTTATGTGGGAGAGGTTTCCCATCGTGTAGTCCCCGTAAATGTCACTGAGCGTCCCCCGGAAGAAGAGCTAGATGAAGAAGGATATGATGAGGAAGGTGACTATTGGGGGGATGGCATTAGTCACCGATGTAATTATGTGCTTGAGGGGGTTGAAAGTGAAAAGAGAACATAATACTGAAAACACACAGTTTGCCGGTGGATTTTGCGAAGTCTGCGAACTCCCCCCTGAGCAATTTACTACTGACTGTCTAGGGAGCGTCGTACCCGACGTTTACAAAGATTTGGTAGTATGGGGTGGACTAGATTACGTCGCTGGCGAATGGGTGAGGATAGATAAATGAAAAAGAAACAAATGATAGAGACCGCTACAGTCTGCGGGAAAACGATTACAATTGACGTCGCTGCTTTGGTGTCTGGGGAGTCGATGTACTTTAACGCGACTGAGATTGCTAAGGAGTTTGGTGTAAGGCTTGATAATTTTATGGTTATGCAATCCACACTTGAATATATAACCCTACTTTCTAACTCCCTAGATAGTAGTGATTTAGAAATTGTGGTTACTAAGAAGGGAAAATATGGAGGGACATGGTTGCATCAAGGATTAGCTCTTAAGTTTGCGCGATGGATTAGTGTTGCGTTTGAGTTCCATCTTGATCGGTGGATCGAAGCACGCCTAAAGGAAGAGCAACTGAGATCTGATGATCGACAAGCGTCTCGCCTAGAATGGCCAGAAATGACGGCTGCCATCACTGCGGCACATAGTGAGCCAAAGTTTTATCACTACAGTACGGAAGCTGACTTGATTAATAGAATCGCACTTGGTATGACATCTAAGCAGTTTAAGGCTCTGATGGAGTGTGGCAACGTGCGGGATGTCTTAGATGCCGTACAAATTAAGAAAGTCAAGGCACTTCAACGGCTGAACACTTCCATGATTGAGCTAGGAATGAGCTACCAAGATCGGAAGTTGAAACTTAAAGAAAGATTCCCTACCCCCATGGAGTCCCAGGAATGAATCCACATATCTTAAACGTAACAAACGGGGATTATACCAAACTAAAACACATGCTTGGCGTATCCACTCACACACCAAAGAGCCAATGGGGGTATCGAAATAGATATTGTGCGCCCAACACGGGCCAAGACTTCTTATCGATGCAGCGACTACTTCTCGCTGGATTTGTTGAGCGTGGTTCGGTGGGGGAGAAGAATACTTTCTTCCACGCTACTATAGAAGGGTGTAAAGCAATTGGGCTCAATGAGAAACAAATTAAAAATGCGATGGAGAGTTAACGATATTTTAATATACACCTCTCATAATGATCACACTTACTTAGAACAAGTAAGCAACTAACCCAAAAAAGGCAATTTAAAAATGAACAAAGCAACACTCGCAGTAGCAGGTATCGCATTAGCAACTTCAATGTCAGCCGTAGCAACGCCAGTCACCGTCGCCGGGATCACATGGGATCCCGACGCTTTTTTGGACTTCAGTTCACAAAACACGTTGTTTGTGAACGACCTTACAAATGTGGGCGACGTGGCGACGGGCACCGGGAAAGTAACAAACATCAACGGAGGGTCGAACTTTGGCACAAACGAACTGACGTACCAATTCGGCGGGTATCAAATAGCCACACTGACAGGGAACAATGCAACTTTTATAGGTGGGTGGGTAAATTTCTACTCGGACGCCAGCAACAATTTCGATTTCCAAAACGCGGGCACTGCGACAGACGGTTCCCTATTCCTATCATTAGTGGCCCGCAACACCGGTTCAAGTACGCTGACTGGCACCCTTGCCACCTTGAATCAGGACGGGAACGCACAAGGCGTCTTAGATGTAGTTGGTGGCTTGGCTAGTACTTACTTTGATACTAACTCAATGTTCTCCGGCGGTGACTTAGAGTTTACAGCGTCCTGGAATAAATTCCCAAACGGTGGCACTACCCCCGATGGATTCTCACACCTTGGAACCACAGAAATGATTGGCAATACTGTCAACGTCCCTGAGCCAGCGTCGCTAGCGTTGTTAGCGTTGGGTCTTGGTTTGATCGGTGTTTCTCGAATCCGCAGTAAATAATTCACAGAGCCCTCTTCGGAGGGCATTTTAAGAGAGGAAGTGAAATGAAAATAGAAGACATAGCAATGATAGCGCACGAAGCAAACAGAGCATATTGTGAAAGTGTTGGGGACGCAACACAAGTGGCGTGGACAGAGGCGGAAGGTTGGCAAAAAGAAAGTTCGATTGCAGGAGTTAGGTTTCTCCAAACCAACACATCCGCTACGCCGGCACAAACGCACGAAAGTTGGATGCAAGAGAAATGGGATATTGGATGGAGGTGGGGGGATTTTAAAGATGTCGAGAGAAAATTACACCCTTGTATGGTGTCCTACGATAGATTGCCAGAATTTCAACGTGTAAAAGATGTTTTATATGCTGGTGTAGTACGCGCACTACTTCCATACGTTGAGGAACTAAAATGAAAATAGAAATCAGTGAAGATGAATACCAAACACTAAAAAGATCCGCCACCAAACTCCACGCGCTAGAAGTGGGTGGGGTGGATAATTGGGATTTTTATGGTGAGGCGATGGAAAAAGTTTTTGAGGAAGAAGAAAAGGAGCGTGCGATAGATTCTCTATTGGATGATTTGGAGTGTGCGCTTTTAATAGGGGCGTATGAACCCGCTGGGCGTGGCTGCGGATTTTCTTCTTCGGACGATGGGCGGCGTGCTGCGTTGAAGATTCTTACCTCATTTATTGGGGAGCTAAAATGAAAACAACAACCGCAGAAAAAATAAAAGTAATGCAGGCATTTGAGGATGGGAGAGACATCCGATTTGTGATTCAAGGTGGGGGTTGTGGGGTGATAAGCAAGTGTCGGCAAGGCGACAATCCGGGGTGGAATTGGGAGGAAATCACATATACCATCGTAACACCATCTCCCCCACCCCTGTACGTAAATGTATACTATGATGGTTGCGGAGAGTTGTATTGTCGTACATATCCGAGCCGAGATGTGGCGAGGCAGAGAGCATCTGATACCGCTGTTCACATAGCCATCGAATACCGGTGGATTGACAAAGACTAAATAGTTTGTTCTAATCGCACGACGACTCACCCTTAGCTTTTGAACACATAAGCATAGGGCTCAAAAACGCCTCATACAGAAATGTGTGGGGCGTTTTTGGTTTTGGCGGTTTTAAAGGGTACTCACGGGGTGAGTGCCCTTTATTTCAAGGAATGCGAAAGAATCAACGAGTTAGTGCTTAATGGGTATTTAAGTTGTGTAAGACATAATAAGTCTTCTTTTAACAAGTAGGAAATATAAAAATGAACACAGCAAAAGTTTTACAGTTCGAGGCCCATAGGATTAGAACTGTTGAGAAAGATGGTAATGTTTGGTGGGTGCTGTCCGACGTGGCAAAAGGTCTTGGGTATCGTGATGCTAGAGATTTTTCTAGGAATATCAAAGACAAATACCTTCATACGCACATTATGCGTATGAACCTTTCGGACGGTAGATCGCAAGAAAGGGATATGCTCTGTTGTAGCGAACCTGGGCTTTACCAAGGACTGGCCGTTTGTCGGAAAGAAGCTGCTGAGCGGTTCCAAGATTGGGTGTTTGAAGAAGTTCTGCCACAAATACGCAAGACGGGAAGTTACCAAGATTCGGAGGTGAGCAGCTTACGCACAAAGACATTGGAGAACCTAACCGACTTTGTGCTGGAGCAAGCTTCGCACACTGGGAAGCTGTCAAAGCGCGTGGCGATGGTAGAAGCTTCCTTAGAATCCCTACCAGCGATTGAGCACGACGAAGAGTTGTATACCGTATCTGCGTTGGGGAAGATGTGCTCTCCGCCGCGTGGTGGCGTCTCAATTAATCGTTTATTGGACAAAGCGGGGCTCCAAAGGAGCTACCCCAACGGGAAAGACCCCTCTCACGAGCTTTTGCCCGCAGGAGAGCCCTATGGCGAGGTGATCCGCGTACACTATAAGCATACGGGTCTGAAGGATGAGATCGTTCGGTGGAAGGCGTCTGTGCTGGGCGTTATTTTGTAGCACCTTCCCTCTCCGCAGTGGGGAGGGATTTAAAATTGGAAGTTAAGCCACCGTCCTGATCCGCCATTTACTCCCGCCGAGCCTCCTAAGAATCCCGCCGAGCCGACACCACCCCCAATAAAAGTAGTTGCGCCAGCGACTTCTGTGTAGTTTTGGCTGGCAAACACAATCACACCTCCCCCCGCGCCTCCAGACCCGCCCATGAACGCCGGACCCGGTGCAGCGGCGGGACTTTCCCCCGACGCATTGACGACACCTGTTGCGTTAAATGTGATAGTGGGGGCAGTGAACACAATGATGCCGCCTCCTTTTGCACGAGGATTTGGGTTTGTTGAATCCTTCCCGCCCTGAGAGCCTCCGAGCAGCGCGTTACCTAGCATCCCACGAATGACAGCGATCCCATTGCCGTTTGTATTTGCGATGCCACGGTTGAGGGATGGGGTCAGTGTGCCTATTGGATATATTGGCTGTGGGTCTAAGCCGTGAGCGCCGAGTCCGCCGCCGCCCCCGATGGCATATTGATGTATGGGTCTCGTCGCTGCGGCGCTGGCGTCGTACTCTATTGGATCGTCGGTGGTTTCTGTTCTAAGACCGCCAGCAATACTAACTGCGCCTGTAATTGTGATGGATGTTGTGGCGTGGAAAAAGAAGAAGGGGCCAACGATATCTACTGCACAACCAGACTGAAAATCAATTGTCGTTGCATGTATTGCGCCGCTTTTAAGGGTCGTCGTGCCCGCCGCAAACGTTTGCGGCCCGTCCTGTCCGGTACCAAACCAACGAAGGAATGGGGGGATTTCTACAAATCTTTTGGTTAGATCGTTTGGGCCTTGTGTGGCGGTGTTTATTGGGTTGTCTCGAAGCCGTTTCTGCAAGCTTTCTGTGACGATTGCCCCCGCCGCTTTTTCGCTGGTCGCTATTGGGCTGTATGCCATTAGTAAAATTTCCTTGCGATGTGTACCACCGTACCATCTCCGCCCTTGCCGCCCGACGGAGATGTGGCTTTTGCTCCCCCAGAAACATCTAATGTTCCAGTGAATGTGCTTAGCCCGTTGTCTGAATAGGTCAACATAATAACACCTCCCCCAGACCCGCCAGTAGTTGATGTGCCGGGGAATCCTGACACATCAATAGTTCCGGTGATGTTAATAGTTGGCGCAATAAGCGATACATTCCCACCTCCATTTGAAGTATACATGCGATTGTGGAACATTGATGATATGGCTTCGCGCCCTACAAATGCGGCGGGAGAGCCAGACCTATCTTGTCCGTCGGACCCGTCGAGGCCAGGCCCCGTCGCTTTCGCGCCGCCCGCCAGTCCCAATGTGGATACTCCATCAAACCCCGTAGCGTCGTCGCCACCTTCTGAGGCCCCTAATTTTAAGTGTTGATAGTTTTGTGGGTATAGTTTATACCACGGGTTGCCTCCGGCCTTTGCCGATATGTTTATTTCCCCTTCAATTGTGATCGATTCGGTTGCACGAATAATTAGGAAGGGGGAAACCGGGTATAGCAAGACGGATGAGTGAAGAGAGAATGTTCTACATTCAACGATACTACCATAGACAACAGTTCCGCCCCCCATCCCAAAGTCGATATCTTCTACACTATCTTCCCCCGTGTATGCGATGTCGTGTCCATATTTCACATACTGGGTGGGGGCTGAGGCGTCTTGCTCCATGATCGCAGTAATATTGTCTGCCATCCTTCTTGGTACGGTGTCAACAACGCCACTACCAACGTCGATCTCAGAGTCATTTATTGTTATGAAGGTTGTCATATCATATCACCAAGTCAATAATCCCGCCAAATCCGCCAGACCCTCCGTCACCACCGGTCGTAGCAGTACCACCAACTCCGCCTGCCACAGATATCGTACCACCACCCGCAGTCAATCCATTTTCAGAGCAAGCTATAATAATACCACCGCCACCTCCGCCTCCACCTCCGTGACCTGATCCGGTAGTTACTCCGCTCTCTCCCGCCATGTTCAATGTTCCAGTTATTGTGATGGTAGGCGCCACCAACACAACACAACTCCCACCTCTCCCGCCCAAACCTCCCCCGGCACCTTCATCTTGGCCATTACCTCCGTTCGCTCCGCCATACCAAGAAAGAGATCCCGCAGACAATACAAGTTTTATGTTTTCTGGGAGGGCAGACCCAACGCCTGGCCGACTTCCTCCGACGCTTCCATTTGTTGAAGAGGGTCCGCCAGCGCCGCCCGTGAGTTGGTACGTCCCGGCGCCACTGCGTCCCGTCGCTCCCGCAGCATCTTTGCCTCCGCCCCCACCACCCGACCCACCCATTTGGATCATCATACCTTCCGACTCTCCGGCACTAACTCCAGTGGTCGGATTAGACAGGGGTCTAAGCCCTCGCAGTGTCCCAGCGATGATAATTTCAGTGGTGGCTCGGATGACTAGTTGTTCGCCCACAAAATCCAGTAGAACACCGGCCTCAACTTCAAAAGTTGAGACATTTAGATATCCATCACCAATAGAATCGTTAGAAGTGTATACCAAGTCCCCTGCTTCTCCTTCCCCTCTATCCAACAAGATGGGAGGTGCTGCTAAGATGTGGGAGGGGAGGGTTGGATCATCTTCTGCCCAAGCGCGCACATTATTATCAAGGTCCGTCAGTAGATCTTCTGAGTAGGGGGAGTTTGGGTCTGTTCTTGTTGAATCTATAAAGACGTAGGCTGTCATTAGTACACCTTATATGCTGTCCTACCATCTGCGAAAACGCCGCTTGATGGTGCGATGAATGCGTTGTTTTCCTTTATTGTATCATCCGCTATCTCATAATCAACAGTACCTGCCGGCGCGACCCGAGCAATTCCAATGGAAGATACATTTAATTGATGTGCAAGATATCCAAAAGTTGTTCCAGTAATTATCTCACGTTTTTCTATTATTATTAAATCAATGGGGAGTATTTCACCGAACACATCGACGACGTTTCGCATATAGGCTCGAACGTTATCCCCTAGGTTTATCTCATCTTTGGCGTCCAGCTCAAACTCTACGATGTATGGGGCATCCCCGAATACTGTGACGTGGCGGTTTGCGGTTTGCGATGCTAGCGCATCGTTTGTATCGTCGAACCATCGAGATTGTACGCGCACGATCTTATCTTCCCCATATTTATCTGGGCCGGACAAAGTAGTTGCCGCCGAAATAAACAATTTGCGATATAAGTTCTCATCTCCTTGCTGAGTTTGGTCGCTTACTGCGTATCGCATTTGATATTCTGAAATCCTACCAGACAAATCGACATTGGCGCCCGCCGAGCCGGAGAGAATATTTATTGAATCATTAAGTGTTTTCGTGGGCACTTCTGGTACGATAGCTTTTATCCGCAGCAACGCCCCACGGTCATCCCACCACATAAATAAGAAATTTTCTTTGGATATCTCAGTCAACAGTGTGTTGATGCCTGTCGGTTCTGATATGACAGTGGTGAGATTGTTGCCTGCCAACAGACCAACTTTCTCGACCGCAAACGAAACTGTGTCAATGAAACTCGTGGACAACCCACCACCTTGTGTGACAAGTGTTTGGATGATGTCCGTAACATTTTCTTGCTGAAATACCGCGCACTTCTGAACTGTGTCGCCTACCTCGTGGGCACTTGCGATACTCCCCCACACACCACGTGTGATGGCTGAGGCAGTGTCGCCAGCGATTGTGACAATTTCAATAAGCTCTTCACCAATACGCACGACATCCCCATTTGCGTATTGCGCCCCTGCGCCTACTTGTAAAGTAAAAGCCCCTGCGCCAGCGGAGATCCCGGCGTCCAATTCCCCCGTCGATGGTTTGGGCCACTGAGCACGATCATCATCAAGCTTCCTAATAATATCTTGACAGCTTATGGTGACAGATTCTTTTTTATCTGGGCCAAGTATTTTCTCAATAAAGAACGTTTGCGACGTAAAATTGGTGGCGTCGTACTCGCCGTCTACTAAGTACCCGGAGTAGAGCACGGCTTTTCGCCCTAAAAAATAAGGATTTCTCGCCAAAAATTTTCTAAAAAAAGTACTTCTAGTCGATGGGTCGTAGTTTCTTTGAGAGACGTATTTATCTACCCCACGATCGTGGTGGGGGAAGTCTGAACATACTACGGATAAATTTGCTCGATGCCCCAACCCCTTGGCCAACGTAATTTTAGAGGGTGCGGTATTAATTTTATTTATACATGGCAACACCACCATTGCGTCCGCTTCTTGTTTAAGTTTCTGCGGAACTACTTCGGTTTTTTCTGTTAGATATATGACATTTGTGTCTGGGTCGGCGTTGTAGTTAGTAGTGTCCTGGCAAGTAGCCCGTGTGTTGTGGCATTCTGCGTTTCCATTGGGGATTATGTATGAATTTGCAGGCGCTGGTGTGCTGGAAAACGCAGAAGCTATTGTTGCAGTTTTAGTCGATCCGACGTAATCTGTGATTACGCGCTCTTCTCCGGCGGCTGGGCCATCTAACATTCGCAACGTGTATCCATTGAATATATCGTCCGTGGTAAGCTCTGATCCGCTTAATACAATAGCCGTACCAAGCGCAGACGTGATGAGGTTGCCTTGGTTTATCTTCCCGGCTGCACATGGGGAGGTAGAATATGTGTTTTGGCAATAATCAATGTGGAGTTTCACAAACCTAAAAGGTTGCCTCCCCACGCGTTTGCGCTCTACCTCAAATGTCATGTTCTAATACCTTGTAGCGTTAGTGTAGTAGACAGTGTGGTGTGATTGCCGTCGTAGGTGGGGGTGTTTGGGCGGCCTTTTAACCACACATACACCACATCTTCTGGGTAATCTTCATTCCAAAGGAACCAAAAAGGTCTTTCAAGCGCGTAGTCGATGAAAGTCTGCCAGTCGCCGCGCATAAATGCCAAGGACTCGACGCTCACTGAGATGCTAAATTCCACCCCTCGCTTTATTACTGAACGCCCAATAAATTCCCCATTGACGCTCATCGAGTTTGTTATAGTATCCATAACCGCCCCTCTGGGCAGTTGACCGCCCGACCTTACCGCCTTTGGAAGTCTGAACACCTCTCCAATAGTTGCGCCCGCCACTCTCAACGGCTCCGTTGGCGTACCGATTGGATCAAACAATAGCCTAAAATACCTGTCTTGTTGTGCTGCCCCCGGCTCGATCCAAATGAAGGGGGAGTCATCCGCAAGTACTTGGTAGCTCGACACGTCGGTGGGCGTGGTAAATGCTTGCGCGGAGTCTCGTTGTAATTTCACTTGATACCCGGCGCTGGCTAAGTTGTGTCTCGCCAGCGCAAAATAGTCCACTGGAATTATGGACCCACTTCCAGCCAAGATGTAGTGTTGTACCGCCGGAGTGGGGGGCTGCCAATAGTCGTAGGTGTTTCCGTTGTACGAATTTTGATACTCAAACCCCAGCGCATCTTCGTCGGTCTCTGTGTTTGGTAGGGTGTTGAAGAAGTTATCAAACCCTATAACTGGCTTTCCCATGCTATCCTACCTTTAATCCGGTTACGTTGCCGCTTCGTATTTCTTCATCAATACGCTGTAATAATCTTCGTACCCCACGACTACTAACCAACTCGTCCTCGTCGTCTGCTAGATTCACCGTCACCTCAGTGCCCGACGCTGCGGCGCCCTCGAAGGTAGGCTGTGACACAGAAGATGGGCCACTTACTCCGCCTCCAGAACCCCTAGACCCTGCGCCCGTCGATCCACCAGAACTTCCATAGGTAGTGGCGGCGATAGAGGCTACATTAGCCGCCGTCGCTATGCCTGTAGCAATGGCAAGTGGGAAGCCACCTTCCGCATATGCTTTCTGGACCGCTAAATATCCTTCTACTAGTGCAATAGATCCCGTCGTCGCCTTCGCAACATTAAATCTTCCACGCCCTTCGTTTTGGGCTAACCCCATAATCGTGGAAGATGCAGACGCAAGCTGTGAAACAATGGCTTGGCTTGATGCAATTTCGATGCTTCTAAGTTGTTTGGCCGATTTTGATTTAATCGCAGCTATCGCCTGCGCCCCTTGCGCCTCCGAGGTTTGCTTTCTACGCACGGCCTCTTCAACAATCGCAATCTCTTCCTCTTTTGCCCTATTTATGGCCTCTACTTCATTGTCGAGAGAGGAAACCAGCGCATCGAAATTTTCTTTCGCCGCGTCGTCGAGCATTTTTTTCTTATCATCTATTGCTTTTTTCGCCTTCTCAGCTTCGATTTCTTCTTTAGTTTTGAAATCTCCAGGGTCCGGCGCTAGCTCCAATTTTATAGCATCGAAAGCGTCCGCAGATATCTTCCCTTCGTCGAGTTTCTTCTTGAAAATGGCTATCGCTTCGGCGGATTCGCGGAACGCCGCTTCGACGGGGAAGATCTTATCTAATAGTCGTTGGTAGGTTGCTTCGTCTTTTTTAAGCTGTGCGGCCGCTTTTTTCCTTGCGGCTTCCGCTTCTTCTTCAGCATCCACCTCTTTTTGAAGCGCGGCGATACGTCGTCGCTGCGCTTCCTTGGTGCGCTCTTCCGCGCCTTCTAGAAACTCAAGTGCGGCCGTAGCTCCTTTCAAACTTTGGCGGAGCCTTGGAAGTTCTTTGTTTGCTCGCGCAACTCGCGTCACGAATCCTGGGAGGGTGGAGTCTCCTAACACACTTATTGCGGATTCATTTTCTTCGATGGATTGGGTGAGCAGCCCAATGTCTATTTTCAACTCTTGGACTTGGCGGGTGTCACTCACTGCCACCCCATATTCTTTTAGTCGGGCAATAAGATGGTCTGCGGCGTTTGCTTGGTCTTCTATGTTTGTGGAGGTAGTGCCGAGTGCGATTCCCCAGCTTGCAAGCTGTTGTAGGTTTGGCTGTACGAGATCTTGAAAGGTTTTCACCTTCGCCGACATAGCCTCTAGTGGTGCGAGTATTTCTAAGATTTTATCTGATGCGAACCCTAGCACAACTGAGACGGCTTTTAGTGCGTCGGATTTTCCGAGCTGGATCATCAACCGTTCCCAGCGCTCGCCGAGAGTGTCTACCACCCCCGCGAATCCAGACGCAGCCTGGGTGGCGACGCCCCCAACTTGCCCTGCTACTACGTCGAGGATGACGCTTTGGGCTTCTTGTAGTCGGTTTGTTTTCTCTAACAGTTTAATTAAGTTTTCTTGTTCCGCAGAAAACGACACACCTTGTCGTGTGAGAGACTTCAATCCTTTGCTTGGGAGTTCTAATACCTTAGCAAGCTGTGTTGCTGCGTTGGTTACTGTTCCAAACCCGGTGCTTGCTAGATCTTGTGCAGCTCTTAGGGTTTGGTCGAAAGCATCTCCAGTGATGCTTTTGAAAGTCAGTACTTTGGTGGCAGCCCTCTCAATCTCTGACGTAGATGCAAGTGTAGCCTCGCCAATGTCTCTAGCCAACACCTGAATGTCTTCCACCGTTTTGCCAGCCGCGCCCCCTGTGGCTTTTAGGACGCCTTCCATCGCACCTAGCCTAACTTCGGCCTCGCTCACCGCATTCGACACGTTGCGGAATCCAGCAGCGACACCCGCCATGGTGACGGATAACAGCGCCGCAGCCAGGTTCCCCTTCTCCACCAACGTAGTAAAAGAGTTTATCCTACCTGCCACACTCCCTAGCGGCCCGTCGAGGACTGCTACGGAGGTTGCCATCCTTCGTAGGTTAGCAACAAAAGAGCTCGACGTTTTCTTGGTAGTTTTTTTCACCCTATTAACCACGTTAGCTGCGCGATTAATATTTTTCACAAAATCGGCAACGTCGGCAGTAAGTTGTACGTCAATTCGTTCCGTCATTTCTTGAGCTTCCTTTTCAATTCCTCAAACTCAGATCTGTCCATCGTCTCCGCAGGTTTGACAGGTGCGTTCGATTTGCGGATGCCCTCATTTGCCGCCAACAATTCGTGTTGGGTGGACTTCCAGAAAGTATCTGGCGTCCACTTCAACACTCCCAGCGCAAATTCTAGGTGGGGGGTGAAGTTGGTATGGTCGAGGGCTTGTGCTTTTTTGCCTCTTCAAGCTCTTTATCGGTGGGGGCCGTCTCTTCCTGCGCTAGGTCGCTTCCAAGTACGGCGTTCGTTAGTAACATTGTGAGCGTACTAAGAGACCCTTCATCATCCGCCTTCATACCTTGGGTTAAGACGATCCCTGGACCATCTTTGAAGATCATTTGTTGGATGTCTTTGAGAGACAGTTTAGTGGTTGGGTCCGCTGCCTTGTGCGCGGTATACACTAACGCTGCCACGTGATCAATTGGAACGTCGCCATTTAGGCATTTGCCATACACCTTGAGAAGCGAAGTTCCGGCTAGTGCCTCAAAATGCACCATCATTTCATACGTGGGGCGAAGCACTAATTGCTGCCCGCCCAATTCCAACATTACTTCGCCGCGCTGTTTGTTATGCATAAAATCCTCTAATTTCTAGTAAGCGTAACCTGTCCTGAACTAGACATTGATGCGCTAAATGTTTGTTCTCCAAGATGTTCCCCGCCGTACTCAAAAGAGTTTACGAGGAAAAATCCTTGGATTTCATCTAAATTTTCGAAAATCAATTTGAACTCGCGCAAGGTTCCATCGAACGCCAAATCTTCCAAAGTATTCGCGCCGAGCACGTCATCTTGGAATACCCCAGAACCACTTAGAGATACGGCACGGGCGCCCGTGTCACCAAGCAACGTCGTCCACGGCGCCTCGTCGGAGGTTGTGATGTCAACACCATCGTTGGTTATTGACAACGTTCTTGATCGAATCCCAGCGACAGTGGTAAACACTGGGCTACCGCCGCCATCTGAAACCTGTACCAAAATATTTCTTCCCTTTTGCGCCATGGTATAAACTCCTTAATGTATGGAAATATTAACTCTTGATTGTAATCAACTTGGTGAGTGTTGTATAGTTTATTGTCGGTAGTAATCGTCCTGGATATTTTCTACTAACCCATTTCCCACCTACCACCTCTACTTTTGTCTTCTCAAACGCCAACAACACCTCCCTAATACCCGCCAATCCATAGCATTTTCTTAGACGTGGGTTGTTGTTTACTAAATATTCTACGGTACAACACTCTTTACAAGCAGCATCGAGTTCTTTTATTAGTATATTTTTCGGTAAATTTGTCTGCAAATATTCGTGTACGTTCTTTCTGGACACATATCCGGGGGGAATTTCTGCGTAGTAATTTTGTATCGTATTATCCATTTTTCATCGTCTTAAAGTTAAGCACGAGTTCTGGGCGATTATCTTGTGCGTCGGAACGGAGGAACATGGGGGCAGAATCAATGGGGTAGATGTAGGTGTACCCTGCGATGTTTGCATTGTTTAGGATCGTCATTATTTCATCCATTTTTATTTGCAGCTCCTGTAGCCCAAACGCTACCCCGCGAGCACGCACTTGAAACTCTGGATATGAGTTGGTAGTCACTGTCGATTGGTCGGGGGGTATTCCAGGGCTTTGTATCAATGTGACACATTTATCCGGGGTTGGGGGCTGATATTCCTCAAAACAAGCCCAACCGCTCACCCCATCGACTGCGCCGTTTGTTGACAAATGCGTTAATATGTCTGCTAAAAATGCCATACATCACCCCGTGTTGGTAAATGCCATTCTCATGGCCTTTGTCAGATCCTCTAGCAATATTCTTTGATTCCGTCGCAGCGGTATTACTAAGTACTTGGCTTGTCCATTGCGATGTATAACAAACAGATCCTCATGTACTGCTAGCGCGTAGTCAACTTTGTCATTCCCAAATGAGATGGTCACTACGCGCTTGCTTCCTTCCTTGGTCAACGCCACCCGTCCACTGTCATGTAGTGCGCCAGTATCAATTGGCACTAAATCTTTAGCTTCTGTTAAGATTTTGTTGGCAGACTTTAGTAATTGTCTGTCCATTTCAAAGGGTATTTTTCGGGCAGCTCTCCCAAGAAATGCCTTAAACTTGTCAAGCCCTTTGAATTTTATCATTATCCGAACATTATTTTTGTGTGGCTGAAGCCAGTTTCATCGTGAAATTCGTCGGCGGAGAGGATCGGTGGGGTAGTGCCGTCTGGAAGTGTTATCTGGTCCACTTCTTGTACGTCGGCGGCGCCACACCAAATCATTCCTTTGGCCAATTTCTCGCTCCCGTCGCTGCGTCGTATCAGAGTGCGCTTATATATAACCCGCGCAGGATACGATACCGCCGTTCCGTAGGTTGGGGCAGAGTATTTATCCCTTGATGCAAATGGCGCTATAGTTATCGACGCAGCGGCGCAGTCCGTGAATTCATCAAAAAACATAATGCACCTTCATGCGGTTTTAATTGCTTGATTATAACATTATTACAACACTTAAAACAGAGGGCTAAGAAACCTTAAACGTTGGTTTTACAAGATCAGCGGTATTTTCTACAGTTTTTTTGCGGCTGACAGAAATTCCGCCCGCGTAGGGTCCGGCGAGAGCGACGTTCGCACGGTCCTCAAGGGTTTGTAGTACCTCTAAATAATTCTTGTACCTGGTGGACGCAGAGATCTTTAGATCGCCAACTTGCTTATCGACCTCTCGACCGAGCTTCATTGCGATGGATTTTGCGACAACGACGGCTGCAAGCAGCGTCGTCGCTTCGGTGCCCAGCACATAGAGAATTTCCTCATCCTGTACCAATGGGGTGGTTGTGGTTGTGTCTCCGATTAGGAAGCGTACTTCGTCCACCGGGGTATCTCGGGGATCATGTGTGTACGACCATGTCACAAATGGTTTCTCCTATTGTCGTAAGTGTGTGGTAATTTTATCTTGGTATATTTTAGCACTATACCACAACAAAGGAAATATATAATGTCAGCAGCAATGCGCCTTGTCAATATTAAAATAAATTATCTTTTCACTTGTCTCGCAAGACGCATGGCGCTAATATTGTTTCCGTAGCAACAAGAAACACAATTTAATGACCACAATGGAGAAACGAAATGAAGTCCCCTGAAGAACTATCAGAAAACAAGTTGATGACAATTGGAGGGTATACCACGAGGGAAATAGTTTGGTTTTCATGCGGGGTGGCGTCTGCTGTTGCTGCAAAGTTAGCTTCTGAGCAATACCCCAATTGCGAAATAGTTTATTGCGATACTTTAAAATATGAACATTCTGATAATGCTAGGTTTATGAAAGATGTTGAAAAATGGACGGGTAAGGAAATAAAAATAATAAAATCAGAAAAGTTTAACGACATTTATGATGTCTTTAATAGGACTAAGTGGTTGGCAGGGGTAGCTGGGGCTAGATGCACTCTTGAGTTAAAATCCAGGGTTAGAAAAGCTTACCAGGAAGTTGGTGATTTGCATATATTCGGGCTTACTTTTGATGAGCAAAAAAGAATAGATCGTTTCGAAAGATCCAATCAAGATATTGAACTTTGCTGGATTCTAAAAGAAGCAGGTGTGACAAAATCTGATTGCTATAATATTATTCGTAATGCTTGCATTGAAATTCCGGCAATGTATAAGCTTGGGTACAATAACAACAATTGCATTGGATGTGTAAAAGGAGGGGCAGGGTATTGGAATAAGATTAGAACTGACTTCCCTGATACTTTCGAGAGGATGTCAAAAATGGAGCGAACATTAAATGTTGCAATAAATAAATCATATGCAGGAGACGGAAAAAGGAAAAGAGTATTTCTTGATGAGCTTCCTGTAGATGCAGGTCGGTTCAGTAAGAATGAAGACATAGAGTGCGGCGTCATGTGTATTAACCCGACGTTAGATTTAACTGGCTAGAAATTTGGAGAAACGAAATGAAACTTACACTTATTAGATATAAAGAGGAAAAGCAGCCAGGAACAGGCGACGTGGTAACTCCAGGGTTGGTTAGCGCCGATATTGATGGCGCTAACCCTATTGATTTAGTTACGCTTGAGGCCGCATGGTATAACAATAAACGTGGGATTTCATGCTTGCCACCGGGGTATCTCGGGGGTCTCCACTATATGTCCAGGTCATGTGCCGGTCCTTAATGTTGGTTTAATTGTTTGATTATACCATGTTTGTTCTACTTAATTTGGAGAAATTTATGAGCGAAGAATACCCGTTGTACCCAAGTCTTTCTGAGCAAGGAAAAGTTGAAGCGCAGAGAATAATGGACAGCTTTAAGCCCAAAATATCCGCGATGATTGAGGATTTGATGCGGGAATTGTACATGGATGTGAGTTTTTACGTTGAAAGTGATCATTGGTGCAACTATAGAAATGCACTTATGGACGGCCTCAAAGGATATGGAGACGGTGGGAGTGCGCACGCCAGCGAGTTTAAAGAGCTTAGGCAAGCTATCTACACCGCCAACAAAGATGAGATCAATAAAGATTTGAACCAAGACCTTGTGAAGGAGAATGCCGCCTTAGAGCAGCGGATACGAGATATGGAAAGCACGCTTTGGAGATAGCCCCCAACACTAAACATTTGGAGAAATTTATGTCCGTACTACAAGCTGTTTCAATTTTATCGCCACTATCTAGCCAGGAGTTGTCCATTTTAACAGGGATTCACGATAGGTACACCGGTATGGAGATCGCCGACAAGATGTGTCTCTCCCCCAAGACAGTATGTACCTATCGGTATCGTATGTACGCCAAACTCGTGGTGCGTACCGACGCTGCTGCTGCGGTACTTTATGCACGTCGTCTCGTCGGGGCGGGGAAATCTCTTGTTGACGTTGTGCCTATTTGTTGATATATTGATCACTCTATCACTTACTAGGAAATTTACATGGAAAACTACGTTTCGCCTACCCAAGAGATATCCACTACTACAACTTTGGAAATCGCAAAAGGAGTGGGGACTAACCATAAATATGTAATGGCATTACTCGACAAATACCGAGAAGGACAAAACTTTCTAAATGCGCCATGTGAAATATTGACGAAGAAAACGGCGTCCGGCGGAGGGCGCCCGACGCGGTATGCCGTTCTCACAGAGCCGCAAACAAGTTTCTTACTTATGTTAATGGCCAATTCTCCTGCGGTTATGGAGTTTAAACGAAAATTTATGGAAAACTTTCGTAGGGTAGGGGGGAGGGTGGGTATGCCGGTTGTGTTTGGAGAGGTGTCCGAGCGGGTTGGGCATCTTTATGTTTTGGAAAACCCAACAAACAGCCTATGTAAAATAGGTCGGTCGGTAAATCCAGAAGTTCGCATGTCCGGAATTGCCACCCAGGCTGGATTCTCCCCCACTAGGACGTGGATCTCCCCTCCGCTGCTGGAATATGGAAAATTCGAAGCGCTACTTCTACTTGCATTTGAAGATTGTCGTGGCGTTGGTGAGTGGGTGGTTGCTGATTTCGACGCTGTTGTCAAAAAGGGCGTCGAAATCAGCAAGCAGTTTGTTGTGTAGAAACTTTGATACCAGCTCTACCGGTGTGATTCAAAAGAGAAAGCCCCCCGCAATAGGGGGCTCAATCCCTACTCTTCTGTCGCAGCTTCGGCTTTAGGTTTCTTTCCGCGTCTAAAAGTAGGCGCCTCCGCAACGGGGGGTGCTACCGGGTCAGGGGTCGAAATCGGGGTGACTACAATATCCCCCCGTGCGACCATACATTTCAGATTGGTAGGGTGGATTTTTGATAAAACATCATCAACAATCACCATGCCAGGCTTGTACGGTTTCCCGTGGATCGTTAAGATCCGACGGGCCGTGTGCTCATACGAAATCGCCATACTACGCTACCGCAGATGCGAAGAAGTATCCTAAGTCAGCGCCTACAACTTTATCAACATAGGCATACTCTCCTTCGATACGGTCGGATTTCAAATGCTCCATTGGGAAGTTGCGCATTGCAACCCCTGGCGTACCTTGGCCAGAAATGCCAGACCAAACAAACGTGTAGCCAGCCGCAGGCTCCATCAATCCAGCCGAAGCCGGGGAGTACGTCAACAGTGCGTTGTTGCCCGCCACCATTGCGTTAGCGACCGTTACACCTTTGGGAGATGTCACGTAACTTGCTTTGGAGACTAAGATCTCGCCGATATCCAAGAACTTAGCAATCATATCAGTCGTAATAGACTCCGAAGAAGTGTATTTGAACTGGTCCCGGATAAGGGGGTGGTTGGTTAATGTTTGGAACACTTTGAAACCGAGGGTCAGTTTGTTCGGCTCAAACCCAGTCTCTAACAGGAATTGAAACTTGGCCGCGTCGATGTCCGCTTTAGGATCACTTGCGCCATCGTTCCATTGTAAGAATTGCCCAGCACCAGGTGCCGCCGCAACGCCGGTCACGTCGGTGGACCATACGCCAGTGGTGAAGTATTTGGATACCCAAGCACGCTCACGATTCAACAAGAACAAACGAGAAACAAATTCTGTTGCTGTTGATTCCAAATCTAATTGAGGATCAGAGTTATCAACTAATTCCCAATCAAGATCTTTGTGGTACGCGTAAGTTTGTGTTAAGTACACGTCGGTCGAAATGTCGAACCCGCTGCCCGCAGATTCAGCTCCGGATTTACGCGGCAACACTAAGTCACGTCGGCCCATTTCCTTTTCGAAAATGTAGTACTCGTCGCTCTTGTGTTCCACTGAGACGGAGGGAAACACTCTCTCCGCGATGAAATGCGAATCATCTTGAAGATAGGCGATTGAAATGTTCGTCAATGCCTGGTCAATATGGACACGACGGTTATTTGGTGATGGCATTTTAACTACTCCTTAAGTTTAGAGGGGGAGAATATTCTCCCCATTCCGTTTTACAATGCGCCTGAATGTGGTTGCATACCGATAGTCACCGCGACATACTCACCTGCGCCAGCGGCGGGAGTAAGTACCTTACCGCAGATGACATCTGTTGCGGCGGGAGCGTTGTTAGCGACGATAGCGCCGTTCGCGTCGGTGCTCCAATAGTCATTGACGGCGAGAACGCCGCCAGCGATGCCACGACTAATGCCGGTCATCATGATGTGGGCACTTTCGCCCGCCCGTGGTTCGTCTTGTAAAATAGCGAAGACGGCTTCGCTTGCGACGGTGCAGGCAGTAATCTCGCCTGAGTTTGCCGTCAATTTAACACACGTGTATTGGTTGCCCGCCATGTCAGCGTCGGCAACAAATACGCCCGGTTGAAAACCTGGGATTTCGAATGACATTGCTTTACTCCTTTAAAGTTGTTGCTTCCAGTTATTTAGACTTGCGTTGCGCAGCCCATAAGTCAGGGTTGCGATTCTTAGCCAGCACAAACGCTTTTGCCTTTGTCACTTTCTCTTCTTTCTCAATAACATCCGCTTTTGCTACCAATTGCTCATACGCATCCGCGATGTCCTCTGAGCCAGCGCCGCCCGCTTCGTGGCCAAGTGACTTCGCCATCGCAGCGTTCCCAGCAATCAAAAGTTCTTCGATCTTTTTGGCGGCGTCGGGTGCGGCCTTGGCGATGTCATGGATCGACTTCGCAATGTCATCAGCTTCTCCCGGTAAATTGCCCATCGTAGCTGATACTCGCTTAGCGATATCCGCCAGCTCGGTCTGTTCCTTCATTTTAGCAATGACTTGTGCTTGCACATTAATTAAGTCATTTTGCTTTTTGATCTCTTCGTCTTGCGCAGTGAATCGTTTGGCCAATTCTTTGTCCATCTCCTCGTCTTCCTCTGGTGGAGTAGGTGGCTCGTCTTCCATTTTAGCCGCTGGAGGCATTACTTCCTCTGGTGGGGTAGGGGGTTTGTCTTCCATTTTCCCCATCCCTTCGATCATGGCTTTAACATCAGCCATGGCGTTGTCGATCATTGCTTGCACTTCTTCTGGGGTCATCTCAATTTCTCCGGTTCGTTTAAGGATTTCTGGTATATTTTCTTCATCTGGGTGCAACTTCTTCCATGCCGCCAACACCTTGTCTTTCACTCCAGGCAAATCCTTAGCCGGTATCTGTACAGGGTTTCCCCTAAATCCATTTGGTCCAAGTGCCGCCAGCGCCGCACCTACCACATTCGGATCAACGTCGCCGCCTGGCGATGATGTCAATCTTAGTTTCCAACTCTTTGGGTGTGCAGGATCGCCTACATAGGCGTAATCCTTCATTGGATATTGCACACCATGTTCTGTTTTAAATCCTTCTTTTGGCGTCTGACGTTTAAATAAGATTATTTTAGCATCTTCGTTGGCACCTTCATCGACGAAAGATACTTCCTTTACTAGTAGATTCGTCAATTTAGTTGTCAAACTTCCTCCCTCGTGGCTGAGCCACCGATGCTAAACGCCGTTATTTCACCATTCTTAATTCTATCAAACACATCCTTGTCGGCCCTAAATCCAATCCACCATCCAACTGGTAGTATTCCTTGGGGGATTCCTAGCGCTTCTTGCTTTTCCTTGGAAAACACCATGGACTCGACCAACGTTCCAACTCCGGTAAACTCATGCATGTCGCCTGCGTCTCGGTACTCTTCAACATATAGATACGCTGTCTCTTCCAATGTATCTATTTCTATGATATCTCCCTGAAGATCTTCTACCACATTTCCCTGAAGGTCCTCTATCACACTTGCCCAGCCGAAAACTAGTCTTTTTTCAAGTTCTACGTTACTGATTTTACCAACGATTGTAAAGTTTTTAGTTGACATTTTATTATTCCCCAGAAGTATCCGCCGATGGTTGGTCAAAGCTCTCCCCAGCTTCGGGGGGCTCTCCTTCCGCCGCTCGCGTCGGCGCCTGTGGGGATGGGGGTGTGTCTTCCGGTGGGCCGCCAAGCGAAACCACCTTAGTTGGGAGGTTTGCAGCTTCCATTAGTGTGTCTTGTAGATCGTCGTCGGGGAACAGGCTTGCCCCTGAAGAGGCTAAGTTTCTAATATATGCTCCAAGCTCTTTTAGATCCGGCGTTTCTACGTCAACGTGTGTTATCCTTGGCAAGTCGCCCGACACATTTCCATTTAAAGCAAATAGTTGGGGCACCGCATGTTCTGTCATTTTGTCGGTCACTTCGTCCAACATCACTCCCAACGTTTGCCCGAAAATAGATGTTTTAGAATCTGCCAAACTCAGCGAGCCAACTTTATCAGATCCAAGGAGAATGAAATCCGCCAAAAAACTCATCGTAATTCGTTGGTCGTATCGATTGATAATTTCCGAAGTGTCAAACTGTTTCTGTCCGCCCGTACTCAACAGCTCGAAAGAGTATAGATTGTTCCCTGATCGGTCAGTGTCGCCGGGAAGGATAAGACCCGCTTGTTCATCGTTGCGGATGTTTTCTATAATATTTTTAGCTTCTTCATATATTAATTTCTCTGATGGTGTCGCATTCTCTGACATCACCCGCGACGGCAGCCGCATAAATGGTAGGCCAGCCAGATCTCGCTCCAACCCAATCCCCTCAATTTCCTCTACGCGTCTTTTAAAGGTGTGGGGGCGAAGGCAATTCCGTAGCGCACTTTTGCCTTCCGGGTTGTCGTTGTATGTGTCTATTTTGTAGTGGATAAATTCACTTGCTGGGATGAATACTCGGCCCGTTTTTTTATTCCGTCGAGTGTTGTAGTAAAGATTTTGCCAAACGCCGAGCACGTCGTCATGGGGGGAGATATCCCATTCTTCTATCGTGTGCTGCGCTCGCGGCGCAAATTTCGCCCATCCGATGCGACCGTCGTTGAATTTTGAGTTGAACATTTTCAACGGGTGTCGCCCGTTTCTCTTTTTCAGCACGACTTCTTGGATCGCAAACCCATAGGGTATGAAGGACAACGCTTGCGCGACCGTGCTTTTCATAGGGGTTTGCATGTCTTCCAAACATGTTTCCAGAAACTCGGCGTCTGCACGGTGCCGGGGGAGGTCTGAGTAGGGCTCGACCTTAATTTTAACTCCCTTCAGAATGTTTATTATGGCATACAGAATCGCACCAACGACGGGATCGTCGTCCGTCATCTCTTTTATTTTTTTGTACTTATTCTGTCCCGAAAAATCCGGGTTGTCCTCTTCAAAAATCCGTCGGCCAGAATGTTTTAGTCCAGTACCACCACGCTCAGTGTAGAGGGATGGTGTGATGAATGTTTCTTTGTTATCTGCCATTATATCGCCTCGGATATCACAACCGTGTGGCTGCTTACCATCATTATGTTATTGTAGATGTCGCAAATTGACGGATAATTCCCCGTCGTACCCGTCGCAACGACGTTATCAACCCATGTCGCTCCGTCGTCATTTGATACCAATAATTTTATTTCCGCGATAGCGGCACCACTTCGGGTAGGCGACATCACAATTCCGATGTTTGTTAGATATCCACCACAGCGCATGTTCAACGCCCATCCGGCGATGGGGGATTGTACTAACGTCGGGGCGACGGTGCCGAGGCCCGCGTCGGACAGTCTCCAAATTTCCCCGCCATTTCCTCCAAACATCCAATATCCATTTCTATGCGCGACCGTTGTGTAGGCGCCTGGTGTCGCCGCTTCGGTGCGAGCGTTCCACGTGGAACCCCCATCAGTTGAGTAGCAGTACCCAATGTCCCCTGTGTTATTTGTGTCTTGTCCGACCGCAACAATTATCAGCGGGTCAGTGTTAGACTCTGCGATTGCATGTATGTCCCAATCTCCTGCGGTCCCCGGCAATGCTACGGTCGCCCATGTCTGCGCCCCGACGTCCCGACGCGCCAAAGATACTGTCCCAAGATCTTTCGACCCTATAAACACATCTCCGGTCGAGTGGAGTAATGGGGTGGTGAGAGTAGATACTCCGCCGGGAAGGGTTTCTCCGGTAGCGTCCCATACATCAGTGTCGCCACGATATTTAAGTACGGCGTTTGATAGGTCGAACACTAAAAAATCGTACACAGACGCATCTTTCAATTCTACGATGTTCACGGGGGTGTACGCCGACATTTCTTGTGTGCCCACCGCCCAAGTCTGCCCTTCGTCCGTTGATTTATATGGTGTGGATGTACTATCCAAGACGTACCACCCCAAATTCTTAGTGGAGTGTACGACCAATGACTCCGGTCCCATAACCACGGACCCTGGTGCAAACTTCTCTACCCAGTTCACTCCGTTTGCGTTAGGTGGCAGCAAGAAGGTGGGAATACCCGTTACCAACAAAGTGAACGTCGCTGCGACGGCATCTAAGTGCTCGGCGGCTATTTCAAATCCAGACACAAAGCAAGCACCTGTCAGCTCTTTAGAATTTGGAAATATAATTTTCAGGTCAATGGGGGCATTGCTAAGTGCTGCATCCTGAATGATCTCAAGGCTCGCGGCGTCTGAGAACACGGCGCCCCCTGAGATGGTAAGTGCCCGCAGCCCCGTATCCCCTAAGAGAGTTATCCACCCGTTGTCATCGTCGGTAGTGATGTCAGCACCGTCGTTCGATATTGAGATGGTACGGGTGCGCATGAGCGCAATGGTCGTCCAAACCGTAGCGACCTCAACCTGTAATTTTATGTCTCTTCCTCGAAACGCCATGGCTGGTTATCCGTATGTGAACAATTTATTTACATTGGTGCCAACGCCTGAGAAGTATAGTTTGCCTCCTACCTCCATAATATCCTTCATCACATCTGCTGTACCTCCGGCGGGCCGATGTACCACACTCCACGACACACCTTCATCCTGTGAGGTCACAAACACCGCTCGATTTGACGCTCCGGTGTCACTGCCCACCCCGTAGATAAAATTATCTCTTGATGTGAACGGCGACATTCTGTGTACTGTCAATGTGCCGGCGCTTTGCACTTTCGTAAATGTCACACCATCATCCACGCTCTTGTATGTTACACTGGGGGCCGAGCCACCTGCTATCGGAGCTGTTGCGTACCACACCCCGTTGACATATGTCATAGACCCATAGATAAGTTGGCTACTAGAAGAAATCATCTCCCCCGCGCCCGCAAAATGATGTGCCCATGTCGCGCCTTCGTCTGTTGATCTCCAGAAACTCGCCCCTTCCGTCCCTGCGATATACCCACCTACGGCACATATCGTGGTACCGTTATTTCCAAATGCAAGTGGGTTCCGGCTGGTAACGGCGGGGGTAGATACAAACGCATTGTATGGGGTGGAATCCGCTAGAAATTCTCCGGGGAAAGTCTGTGACCCAACTAGTATCTTATTCGCGCCAGGTTGTATAAGGTTGCTTAGCAAGCTGTTCGTCAACACCGACGCCCAAGTCACCCCGTCGTCCAACGACCGCGACACCACGTTGGCGTTGTGGACGGCCAACATAATACCGTCGTCGGTTCTCAGTATCGAGTGTTGTGGGGTGCTGTTTCCCGTCGAAAGTGTGTTTCCCACCAGCGCCCACGACACACCTTGGTCGGTGGACACGGCGAATCTATGCGCACTTCCAACGAGCACCAGCGCGTACATTGTGGTTGGGATTGTTGGGTGTACAGACAGTGCAACGACGCTCACGACGCTCGCGTCTAAAGTGGTAAAATCAAACAGCTCAGTCAGCACGGCGGGAGGCAGGGTAATTGCCTGCGCTGCCGTACTTGCCAAAGTGAACGTCGCTGCGACGGCATCTAAGTGCTCGGCGGCTATTTCGAAGTTAGAAACGTGAAAAAACCCAGTCAGCTCAGTCACGTTCGGGAATACCAACTTAATCTCAACGGGGGTGTCAGAGTATGAAGCATCCTGAAGGATCTCAAGGCTCGCGGCGTCTGAGAACACGGCGCCCCCTGAGAGCCCGACGGCTCTAGCCCCCGTATCTCCTAACAGAGTTGTCCATCCTAGTGCATCATCTGAGGTAATGTCCACTGCGTCATTAGAAATACTTATGGTTCTAGATCGCATGAGCGCAACGGTCGTCCAAACCGTAGCCACCTTAACCTGTAATTTTATATCTCTTCCTCGAAATGCCATGTATTTTCCTTGGTTGGTGGTCAATTTCCACTAATTATATAGATAGCCGACTACTTAAACAAATTTTTCTTCTTAATACTCGTCGGTGAAACCGTAAAAACTTGTGAATCTTCCCGAATATACTTCAAAAACTGCGACAACGCGTCGATTGGGTCCCACAATGGGGGGGCAGGGAAGTGAGCTAGGCACTTTGTGAACATCTCCATCCAAGGAAATCGGTCAAAATCCTCTTCTGGGATCGTTAAAAACCCCCTTTCTAAGAGGTTTGTCTGATTATCCATACGAATTATCTTTGGTTCTCTGGGTATCATACCCACCACAGGGAGGTTTGTGTTCTCAATCAGGTCTTGTAGGAGGGATGTGCCGCTTGATTTGTCCTCAATAATGATCGTGGATGGGGCGTAATGTTCGTCCATATTGATTATTTTGGCCTGTAAGTCGGGGTATTTGACCCTTTCCAGCCACATATCCACCAATCTCCACTGTAGTATGCGCGTATCGTCCGTATATGGTCTCTGAAACACCAATCCAACACTAGGATCGTGTATTTCAGAGTCTTTTTGCGCTGTATCGAACGATATTATCGTTTCTGAGACATCTTCGGGGGCTAAGTGCTCTTTCCATCTCGGGAACCAGTCCAAAACGATCCGCCCACCGCCTTTTGGTGATGGGTTTTGCTGCATTTGTCCCTCGAACCCGTAAGATCCAAGTCGATGGCGCATTGCTTGCACCTCTTCTGGTCCGTTTCTTGCTGGATTTAGTAGGTGGCCCTCTTCGCGCACCCATTCTTTGCCAGAGATGGGGAATATGAATATCGTCTTCTTCTCGGCGACCCGTGGAATCTTCAAAAGCTCCCACGAAGCATGGTCCTTGCTGTCTAAAATATGCCCGCAGGGGTCATTTACGGCCAACCTTTGCATTACCAGCACTTCGTGTGCGGTTTTTGGGTTGTTTTTGCGTGTAGAGTACGTCTCATCAAGCCATATGTTGGCGGCTTCACGGGCCGCTCCCGACGCCGCCTGCGTTGGATCCACCAAATCATCAGATATTAGTACCTGGCCTCCCATCCCGATGCACGACGCCCCGACGCTCGTCGCAATGCGATGGCCACGCCTGGTTGTGGCGAATTGCGCTTTTTCGTTCTGTGCTTGCGCAATTATTGTCTCCGGGAAGAGTTGACGATACCACTCCGCCTCGATCACTGAGCGTGTGTCTACGCTATGTCCCGTACTCAACTTCGCGGCGTAGCTCGCGGCGAGAATCTGCTCACTCGGATTATGCCCCAGCAAAAATGCTGGCCACGCCACCGTCACAGATATCGATTTCAACTCACGGGGGGGAATATTTACGATGAGATTCTTAATTTGGTTGTTCGATACCGCTACAAGGTATTCCGCAATCAAATCAATATGCGGGCTGTGCATATATTCGGTGCCAGGATTGAGATGTTGGAACACCCGTCGTATGAAAGCGCCTAAGTCGTCACGCGTTCTGCGGCGATCTAACAAAGCTTGGGCGGCCCGACGACGGATTATATCACTCATCTGCGTCATCCATCAAAGCGCTGTAGTTGGCTACGTCTTCTTCGGATGCTGTGCCGTGTGCTATCTTCTCTAGTAGGTCGTCTGGGATAGTTGTCAACGATCCGCCGTCCCAGGTGGGGGGCGCTGCAATCGCCTTCTTATCTGGTAGCACTTTATTCAAGCACCTAAACAGTAGCTCGGAACGGAGTTTCAACACACCGACTTGGGTCTGAGCTGTGGCGGTGAGCGTTATCGCGGCGTCTAAATTATCTACGTCCTTCAAATCCTCATATATAGTAGTTAGCTCTTGATCTATGCCGACCACTTCATCTATGATAGCGGTCGGAGATAGGCCGCTGGCTGGGTCGGCGTCGCTGCCTCGGAGGTGCTCTTGTTGTGTGGGGGTAGCTCGCGAGGGTTGAACTCGGCCCCGGCGAACGATTAGTGTTTGTTTTGACATGCCGTTATCCTCGTGTCAGTAACCTGAAGTATATCACTAAGCTTCGCTTAAGACTAGATCGTTAGTATGACGTCATTAATTAACGAGGGAAACAAAATGAGTAAAAAACGAGATAAAGAAATACAAACCCTTATCCGAGCGTTTGTTGGGGTGGATGCCCTAATCGGCGAGAAGCCCGTCCGATCTTTTTCGGTTGATGCGGATGGGGGGGTGTATGCCTGTAATGCCCCTCCGTGGGAGCAAGCGTCTGGTGGTGGTGGGCAGTGGTATGCCAGAGCGTGGTCCTTTGCGAAGGTTGGATTTGTTAAGCCTTTCAAACATGGTGGGTGGAGGAAGCACTTGTATAACTCAGATGGTAGGTTGTATTGTGGGGAAACAAAATGAGTAAAGAACAATTCGACATAATATGTAAATCACATGGGAAGCCTGGATATTATCGGATGGATAAATGGGGGGAGGTGTATTGGTACTCGGCCCCTCCCATCCGTGGGACTATGTGTTGGTGGAGCGCTGAAGGTGGGGCGTTTCGTAATATTGGGTACGTGAATTGCGCCGACGTGGATGAGTGGAAAAACATGGAGCACGTTATTATCCCGAAGCCTTTTCGGTGGGGGGTTGCTCTTATTGCCGTCGCGAGCGTCGTGACGTCGTATGCTCTGGCTTGGCTAACAACGACTGTGTTGGGGTGGTGATGCGGGATATCCTTGTTGTTGGTGTCCTTGGGGTGTGGATTGCGCTCCTCTCTTTGGTGGGGTGGATGCTTCGGCATCCCTGGTGCGTCGCTAGCGTCGTTGGTTTGGGTATTTTGTGGGTGCTCTCCTAAGTGCCGTTTGTAAAGTCACTTCTGCGTTTTGAATGCGGAAGTGAATACCCCGATCCGACGCTTGCGTCGAAACGAAGTGGATGTTATAATCTAGATCCTAACATCTAATAGAGCATTAAAAAATGTCACTTGTAGAACTTATAAAGAATGAACCTACCACCACAAGCCTAGTAATCGCGGAGGGGGTGGGCACTGTCCACAAGAACGTTATGGCTTTGCTTACAGCGCATTTTGTCGATGATCCAGAACTCGCTTTTAAGACTCGATTTCTAAAAAACCCTCAAGGGCAAGACACAAAGTACGCCTTGCTCAACGAAGACCAGACTTTGTATCTCATAACATTGATGCGAAATTCCGACACTGTTAAGAAGTTTAAGAGAGCATTGGTGAAAGATTTTCTGCGGATGCGTGACCATCTCGAATGCCGGTCCAGCGGAAAGGGTATTTACCGACAAAAAACTGCTGTCATCGCTGACTTCGTGAGCTACGCCACGTCGCAGGGGAGTACCAGTGCTAAAATGTATTTCTCAAACTTAGCCAACATGGAGAACCGAGCGCTATTTCTGTTGGAGCAGAAGTACCCGAACGTACGGGATGTGTTAAACACGAAGCAGCTCATGTGCGTCGCTGTCGCGGACGATATCGTCGAGAAAGCCTTACTAGAAGGGATGGAGCGAGGGATGGCCTACAAGGAAATCTATCTGTTGGCAAAGGATAGAATCGTTCAGTACGGCACTCTGATTGGTCGTAGCCCCGTTGCGTCGTTTTTTGAAAATCCTGAAAATTCGGAAAATTTGAAATTACCAAAAATCTGAGGCTGTGGTTGGTGCGTAGCTATCGATTGGCGGCGCCCCCGATGAGAAATTTTCCTTAGCGCCACGAAGCATGCCAAAAAATCTCCACAACAAAAAAAGCCCCGATATTCGGGGCTCATCAAAACTTTATTATAGAATTATTTTATAACAATGAAGCTGTAACAATAACTATGCCAACAATAACCATGCCAACAATCAATATCCGCTTGACCTCCTCGCGGTCGTCGTGGCGTCGTCCCCACTTGCCGGCCCACTTAACTTCTCCGGTGCGACGATCCACGATCCCTAGCTCATCGTAGCGCGGTTTTTCCTCCATTTTTGGTGGAGCATATCGACCCATCTTTTCAAGGGTGACAGGGGCTTTACGTTCGCCCCGCGCCATGGCAATTGCGACTGCATTTTTTAAGTGGATCATCAGACGGCTCCCATGTAGTATGTAGCCCCCTCGAACTCAAATTCCGCGTAGTCACCACCTAAGATCAAGTCTCGACCGAACGCCTCGTAGTCGATGTATCGCGCCACATATTCCGGCAAATCTCTCACATCGTCCTCCACACGCTCTCTAGCTAGCTCTTCTATATCTCCGGCGTACATGAGCACGTCCCTCGCGCAGTCCACCAAATCATCCTGAACGCAATACCCGCACTGCTCGACCAGATAGTGAGCTATCACTCTGTCATCCCCCTCAAGGTCGTTCAGTTGTTCAAGCCAGATACCTATCGTCGAACCGTCGATCGCTAAGAGGTCAAACAGCTCAGAATTGTCGCTGGCTAGGCATTCGACTTTGTGGTCGTTGTTGCCGCCTTGCTCCAAAAATCCGTCAATGTCGTCGAATTCAAAAGTCGTGCCAGTTTTTAAATTAGTTGCTCTATAGTCAAAACTCATTTTAGTTCACCTCTATATGGAATATCCAAAAAATTGTCACGACGGTGGTATGTATTATACAGCTCACCGCCTGTGGCGCGGCCATATACTCTAGTCCTTTACCGGGCTCCACCAGCAACACAACTGCGGTCAAGTAGGCCGTCGTGAGCGCCGTGCTCGTCGCTAGCCCGACTAACTTCATTTGTTGACCACTTTAGTCGCGTGGTAAGCGGCGCTAGCGTCTGCCATGGCTGCATTGCCACCATCTACTAGCTGGGGCAGCACTGCGTATTGAAAGACCAAACCTAATGCGATGATGATGGCTAATTTTTTCATTTTTAAATCCTCATGTTGGTTGCTGTATACTTAGTTTATCGGCGTCCCTGCCGGAACCTTTAGGGTTTATTTAAATTAAAGTTGAGATAGTGATTGCTTGTGTGTACGTCACTGGCGCACATAGGGCACGTGGGTCGTTGCCTTCTAGAATCTCAACGAGCGTCGCTAGCGTCGCGTGCGTCGGTGGGGAGGGTACTATTGATAGTGTGGCTGCGTGGGCTAGTATGTACATTTTAAATCCTCATGTTGGTTGCTGTATACTTAGTTTATCGGCCCCCCGGCGGGGACCTTTAGGGTTTATTTCAATATGCCGAAACTATTTTTTCGGCGGTTATGATGAGGGTCGAACCGTCGTCCATGATGTGGCAAACTTCGCCTGGTCTGTCCTGCGTGGAGTCCGCGTTGTGAGCGGCGCAGTCAAGCAGTTCAGTGAATGAGATATGACCTTGTTCGAAAGCGTACTCAACTAGCTCAGCGGTGGTCATATTTAAGAGTGCTTCGACTTCGATCATGGCTGTTTCCTCATAATGTTTCGTTGTTACTTAATATATCGGCGGTAAAACTCATACCTTTAGTCTTTTTTTCAAAAATATTCACTTAATTTCCGGTGGGCATAATGGGGACAATTAATGTAAAGCGTCGTCCCGGCGCTAGCGACGCCCCCGTAGCTAGCATAAGGGTCTGGGTTTTCCGCGCTATATGCTCTTTAAAAATTAAATGAAAAAAGTCCTCAAGGTATTTTTTGAGAGGCCGATATATTAAGTACCGGGGGGATAGGAGCCTGGCCCCTGGGCGACATTCCAGTGAGACTGCAAGATCTAGGCCAGGGCAGATGGCACGGTGTTTGCTATTGCAAGATCTAGGCCATCGGGTTTGGCACTGATCTTGCTTATGCACTAAGTGTGCCATCGGGTTTGGCACTGATCTTGCTTATGCACTAAGTGTGCCATCGGGTCTGGCACTGATCTTGCTTATGCACTAAGTGTGCCATCGGGTTTGGCACTGATCTTGCTTATGCACTAAGTGTGCCATCGGGTTTGGCACTGATCTTGCTTATGCACTAAGTGTGCCATCGGGTTTGGCACTGATCTTGCTTATGCACTAAGTGTGCCATCGGGTTTGGC